CTAAATCTGGAATGATTAAGTCACCTGTGAAATTGCAGTCAAAGAATGCGTTGTCACTAATACTTGTAACCGATGTGCCAATGGTGAGCGTTCCTGCAAAGCTAGTGCAACTGTAGAACGCCGAGTTTGCGATAGTTGTAACTGTGTTAGGAATGATTAGGTCGCCTGATATGTTAGTGCAGTATGCAAACGCACCATCGCCAATGCTAGTAACCGATGTGCCGAGGTCGAGTGAAGTTAAGCCAATGCATTGCTGAAATGCGTTAATCCCAATGCTTAATACTGTATTCGGAATGACAAGACCGCCAGTCAAGCCTTGGCAATCATAAAATGCTGTCGAATCAATGTTCGTAACTGTGTTTCCAAAGTGCAAATTAGTAATGAGCATATTGCTGGATTTCCAAGAAGTAGGAATCGTTGCAGCAAAAGTTATGTCAAACTCTCCACCTCCACTTACGATAGTTGGGTCAGGAATGGATGTTGAAATAATACTCCATACGGCTGCACTTGTAGTAGCGTCAGAGCATTGATACATATCGCCGTTCTCCAGCACCCACCAACTACCAGCAAAGAAGCCTTGTGTTTCGTCATTGTAATTCGATGGAGCGACAAACTGCATGTCCGTAAGCCTAATGGCTTCAGAAGTTGATTGACCACGATAGTAGTTCGATCCTAGCGACCAATCTTTTTTATAGTCAGCAGTGCACACTTGGCGAATGCCACCGATAGGTGCTTCTTGGATTTTACTTTCATTAAAAAAGTCAAGAATACCACCTGTAATATTTTTCAGGAGCTTGCTAATGTTTTCTGTTAGGTTAATATCACTCATAAAGTTTAAATCTGTTTCCGTTTTCGTCGCATAGATGGTTTCCTAGATCGTCAAGCATGTGACCGAAGTGGACTTCGATATTTGCCAGTGTTTGCAGCCATCCATACTGCAAACCTATACCAATTCCAATTCTCATTAGTAGGTAGCGATAAGGTTGGATGCGGTGAGACCTGATGCCGACACGTTTACGACGCTGAAAGGATATTCAAGCCCAGCGATTAGTCCGACAAAGGTTTCAGTTTGACCATTAGCAAAGGTGATGGTAGCAGTGCCTCCGACACCAACATAGAGACCCCGTGACGGAGTTCCGAGAGCGGTTCCTGCTGTAATTGCTTTAGCACCGACTGCACAGTCGGACGTTTTTAGGTATGCTTGTTTGATAAATCCTGCGATAGTCATGGTGTTGTGTGGTTGTGGTTAAGAGATTAAAATCCAGCTTCTCAGCCCAAAAGAGCCATCAACGGAAAGGTAAATATGACGACTATACAGAACAGCCATTTGCATGTTTACCCCGCTAGTAGCAGTAACTGTTCCGCTACCTCCCCCGCTCAGTGTTGCCCCGCTCAGTGTCAAGTTTCCCGCTGTTGTGGTTAGTGTGATTGCATTGCCTTCTTCTCGTAAGGATAAAGCGTAAAGCGTGACGACTGATCCAGATTTGGTAGAGACAACATTTTTGTCTTTGCTATTGATAGTTGAACTGATTGCTGTCGCTATGCTTGTGGTAAAAGCTGGCGATGCGATCAGTATCTCGAATGGATTTGTTGCCGTGTCAGAAAAAGTATAAACGACACCATTTATTGTAATGGTTTGACCCGCTGTCGGAATGCCAGCAACTGTAATTGTCGCCGTGGCTTTCACCTCGTTTGATGACACTGGAGGTGTTGTCATTACCAATGTTGTAAACTGGTCATGCGTATGCGTCGCAGGAGTGAACGTCGCAGGTTTCCCAGTAACATCATCCCATGCCGTCGCCGCACCATTGAGAGTGTTCCCGCTCATCGATAGACGAGTGCCAAGAGTTATCTCCTCCCCGTCTCCAGCTCCAGCCGTGCCGCGCCCATACAATCGAGGCGAGGCGGAAAACCGTATCGTTTTTATAACTTCTCTGACCCTGTTGAATAATCCCATAATTAGCAATTCGATGGTAATGAAGGAAACCCTCCTCTGATTTTCACACTGAACGCGATCTTGCAACCCACGTTCACAAACTCTTTCTGCTCACCGACCTGAGAACTACTCTTCACACCGTTCTGCCGACTGACATCGGTAGACGTAGTCGACTGGTTACCAATCTGATCGTAGTAACTTTTCCGTGTCGTGTCTTCTGTGATTTCGTAAGTGTCTGCCATATTCGTAATTGTTATGCGTCAGCGCCTTGATTCTTCTTCTGTATCCCTTTGGTAATATCCGTCTGAACATGCTTGGTGCTTTGATCCTGAGTCCCAGTCCCTTCTCTGGTCGTGTCCCCAGTCTCTGTAGCAGCGTCGTTTGCAGCAGTGGTGCGACGAACCTCAAGCGACTGGAAGTCAAAAATAACTTCGCACTGGAACGTCACTTCTTCTGGCATGTCCACGATCAGACCAGAGTCACGCTGAGCAGCGACACCAAAACGAATTTCCTCCAGCACCTGTGAGATGTGGTTTCGAAGTTCAGCGATTGGGACGATGCTTTCCATAAAATTAATATCCGCTCGGAGACCCTACCGAGTTGCTAGGAGTTGTTAGTGTTTGCGGGATCATAGTCGAGTATCTAACCTCAGCTGCGTTGCCCCTTGCAACAGCTGCTGATCGAAGAGACTCACTTCTCCATAGGTCGGTCTCTGCCAGCAACCCCCTGACCATAGGTAAAAGATATGACTCCACATGTTCATACCGAATAGGAAGGTCTCTAGTAGCCGTGATAGTATCCAAGAAAGTAATGCGCGGAGGAGCTAGACGCGCGGTAGCCTTGAACCTGATCGCTGATATAGGCAACCTATCGACTCGGAACACTGCTCTGTAGTCGTCATGCTGCCCGTTTGGCTCGACAGACCAGCACTCTGGGTTCCCGACAGCGAAACGATACAAAAGCCTGTCACGGGCAGGATAGGCACCTTGCAGAAGCTGTGTGTCGGTGTCAGCGTAGCGAGGGTTCGAAGAGATGCTTGAATACTGAGCAGGAAGAGCAACGGCATCGTAGTAAATCGTGGCGCTTACAGTTCCAGTAGCTCCAGAGTATGGAAGCAACATCTTGTCATTCCCGATGATCTGGTTGTCGATCTCGTCACCAGTAATTTTAATGGTGCAATACATGTCCTCGTCCGTTGCCGAGTAAGAGGTAAAGTCGGTGCTTCCTTGAACGACTCCTATAGTAATTGCTTTCGGAGCAGCAAGGTTGATCGATATTGTCGTGACCTTGCTATGGTCGGGTGCATGGTCGTGCATTATTTGCAGAGACGCATTTACGCAGTCGAGAATTGTTTGCCGTTCCTCAGCGGTCAGGTTGCTTGGATTTGTCTGAGTCAGGTCTCGAGTAAGACGCTGGATGAACGCTAAAGTTTTCATTTCGCCTTCGCTCCTTTCCTGTAGCCGAGGTTGTCTCCAGACTGACCAGCGAGCGGATCAGCTACGTCGAGTAGGAGTCGTGCCTGAGCATACCCGTTGACGATCGCTTCCTGACGATCTCGAGCAATAAATAAATGGCTGCTCATCGCCATGTGTCGGCACACTGGCATGAGTAATGACTCAACGTATTTGTGAGGGATGGGGCACAGTGGGCAGCTATCGAAGTCGAGGAGAGAATATCGAGGAGCCTCTGTGACTACCTCCATCTTCACAGTGATATTCCCAGAAGGAGCAGGCACAATGTTCAGAGTGCATTTGGCAGGGTCAGCTCCAGCTTGATTCTCTCGCTCGAGATAGTAAGCTACTGGAACCGAGGCTGAGTCACCGTCAAGGAATGAGTCGGCGAAATTTTCAAGTTCCGAGACATTTGCAAGAGGGACTAACAATTCTCCAGTGGTTAGTCTAACAGGACCTGTGACGTTTTGAATGTCATTGGCAAGGACGCTTGTGGTGTTTCCAGAGGTGATCGCTACCGATAGATTGGAGGTTGTCCAGTAGCTTCGGTCGATCGCTTGGTTCCATACAACCTGCATCGATTGGTTAATGACATTCAGTGCAGCAATCTTTGCCATCTGTGGCGCTGAGCATGGACTCTCCATTCCCCAGCTCATTAGAATATCACGCAGAACGTCGCACACCGTTAGACCGTTCCTGATGACTGTGATAGAAGCTGAAGCATCAGACGTAGCTATGACCGATGCTGAAAATTTCTTTGTCAGTCCTGCGTTAACAGAAGCCACCGCAGATCCGTAGACAGCGGATGAGGAAACAGACTTATTTGTAGTAGCTGCGGTCGCAACCGAAACCCCGATAACAGCAGCAGCCATTTTGCGCACAACTCGACGGTTAGCCGTGGCAGATACCACCACGGTCCCAGTCATAGTTTTGTACACGATTGTAACTGGCATGATTTTATTCGAAAGTAATGTCGAGATCTCCTGATGGAATTATCAGATGATCGTCATGATTGATTAAAGTGACTGGCGCAAGTGCCCCGTAGAACAGCAGATTTCCTCCGCTAAGCTCGTCGAACATTCCCCAGCTAGTAACGGTCCCCCACGAAGCTCCGCTCACGGGGAAGGTGATAGCAATACCGTTTGATTTAACCCCAGCAATTGCGTCTGGGAAATTCGAAACAGTATTTGTCACTGATGCCCTAGCGTAACCTGTGCCGCTTACCTCTGTTCCGCCACCATCCTCAGACGGAGCAGCGGTGTAGAGAGCTAAATACACCGTGGTAGGAGCCGTGTAAGCGACCCTGCCAAGAATGTAATTGGCTACTTTGCCTTGAAGGTATGCGCTGAGAGCTGCCATATTAGTCGAGGGTGATCGTTAGTTGGTTGATCGGAATTGTTAGGGAGTCGGTATCGGCAATCGTTTTCGCGGCGTTAAAAGCACCAAAGAAAAGCATGTCTCCAGAAGACGATGCCGACATGAGTGCCCAGTGACTAACGGTGCCCCATGAGCCTCCGCTTGCAGCTGGGAATGTAAACGCTGTTCCGTTAGACTTCTGACCACTGCTCGCAGCAGGAAAGTTCGTTGGGTTATTTGTAATGGACAGTCGAGTGTATCCGTAACCAGCAACTTCGGTGCCACCACCATTCTCGGTAGGGGCAACGGTGAAGAGCGCGAGATAGAGCGTAGTGACAGGGGTGTAAGTTCCTGCACCAAGAATATGGTTCATCACTTTGTTTTCGAGATCTGATGAGAATGCGGACATAATGGTAAATTATTTAGTTGTTGATTTTTTAGCTTTCGGAGAAGGCGCTGCTTCCTCCTCGACTGGTTGGTTGACGGCAAACCCAGCGACTTGCTGATTGGCGAGCCTTTGCATTGCCCAGTTCTTTGCCATGAGAGTATTGAACTCTTCAAGCTCAAGCTCGCGACCCTGATAGATAAATTTTTGGTGCTTGTCCGAGAACAAAAACTCCCCACTCTTAACTCCAGAAGAACGACGCAAGCCGACGATGTAAATTAGAAATTTCATAATAAAAAAAGGAAGGATGATGGGGGCACCAATATGATGCCCCCATCGATCGTTGATTTGGTTAGCTGTTAACCACTGGGAGGTTCAGGTCTGGGTAGGACACAGCATGGTCAAGTCGGATGCACGACGGCACACGACCAGCACGGTCTGTATACAACTTCTGACCGAACACCGAGACGATGTAACGCTCGGTGATGAATCCACCTTCTTGCTTTTGCGTCATGTTCTCACCACGGAACATACCGTAACCACGAAGGGCTGCGGACGCACCAATCATTAGGCTTGAACCGATTGGCACACCTTTCGAGTTAGCTTGGATGATGATCGACCCAGTTGGGTGATTAAGCGTGTTGAGGGCAGCATTCCATGTAACTCCTCCAAGTGGTGTTCCATTGACAAGACGAGCAGTAACATTGATCAACTGACCGTTGTTGCCAGTAGTGTAGCTGTAAAAGCCCCACTTACCAGCGTCGCCACCAGCTGCCGAATCTGTCTTATTGTAGATGATCAAGTAGCGAGTAATTGACGCAGGAGTAAACGCCGAGCCACCAACGTTCTCAAGGAACGGATACGCGAAGCCATCGAAGTATTGGAAGAAGTCGATGTCTGTGCGGGTGTTGGTCAAGTTATCAGCTCCACCACCAATTACGTTAAAAGCAGCAGCGGCTCCGCCAGCTACAATTGGAGTAGCTAGGAACGCGCGAGGGTTCAGGAAAGAACCAACGGCACCCACACCATCGTGGTCAAGTGGATTGTATTCCTTGATGACGTGACCATCGACGTTGGCATATCCTCCTTTGAAGATGGTGTTCTCGGCACCACGGGTTTCGGCTTGAGCGCGAAGCGTTAGGTAAGCGCTGTCGATCTTCAAACTGGACAACGCAGGGACAGTGCCGATGACGATGTTGCTGAAGATTGGAGCAGACTTAGCACCACTGCGGACGATGTTCGCAGGCTTTCCACCAAGCGGTTGAAGAGTAGTGCCCATGCGAACGATCTCGTTCCAGTCAAGCGTGTCGGCACTTAAAAGAGTGTCGCGCGTCTTTGAACCAGCGTAGAGGATGTTGTTCGAAGGAAGCAATAGTTGGAACGTAGCGAACAGCTGATCGGATTTTTTACGACCAAGCCACTTGCCGAGTTCGACGTTGTCCTGAGAAGAAATCTCATCGCGCATCCCCATCACTTCTTCAGCACGCATGTTGATGCTGGTAGCGTGGCGAAGCCAATCTACTTTCAACTGGAACGAACTGATCTGACGTTTTTCATAGTCAGTGAGTGTTGTGAACATCGCGTCACCTTGCTTGCCCCGACCGTAGTAGCCAGAACCAGTGGTGAAAGTGATGGTTTGTCCCGCACCTTTGCTGGTGTCGGTGATAGTGCGAATGGGTGAGTCCTTGCGATCTCCCTCAAGCTGAGCGAAAAAGTCTTCGGTTTGTTCACCTACGAGAACTCCTTTTTGCCACAGTTTGCGGACGGAATCAGGAGCCATTGCGGACAGGGAAGTCCCTGTGTTTGTTGCTGTAAAGTCAGGCATAATAATAGTTAGTTAAGTTTTGATTTTGAAAAAACCGCTTCATTCTAACCCAAGAGAAATTTATCGTAACCCGTTAGTGATCTCTTCGTATTCAGTCAGAGATAAGTTAGGGTCGTCCAAACGGTCTAAGGCAACAGAAGTTGCGGCGGAGCGGGTTGATCCACTCGACGGTTGAAGTGCTGGACGTGTTGTGACTTTTTTGACAGTCGCGTTTTTTGACTGCGTCGAACGTGGCGCGATTGCCAAGTTGTTAGCCGCCATCTGCGCGATTCGCAAAGCCTTCTTTGGATCGTATAGCAAGGGATTGTCAGTCGCGATCATATCACGGTCGATGCGTGCCATTTCCTTCGCCAATGCTGATTGCGGATTTGCCGCATCAGGGTAAAGTTGCACGGCATCATTTGTTGCCTGATCTGCGTCTGCGTAGAAGCGCTGTTCCTCAGTAGCGGCACGGGCAGTTCTCTCATAAGAGAGCTTAGCCTTTTTGTCACGCAGCACCTCAAGTTGGTCTTCAAGTTCGATTTGCAGTTCGGCATCAAATTCCTTGATAGCTTCTTTGCGCTTCTGTTTGAGATCGTCAATCTGAGACTGCACGACTTCTGGACTTTCGTCCTCGGTGTCGTCATGAGTTGTCGACTCTGTTGCTTGCTCTGGGTGAATCTTTTTAGCCTCGCCAATTGCCTGCTCCATCGTCCACGAAGGGTTCGCCTTGTGAAGGGCAAACGCAGTGCGTTCAACGTCATTTCTTGCTTTGATCCTGTAACGGTTAGCGGATGTGTCAGGTCTCTCCTCTTCTTCCTCTTCCTCAGTTTCCTCGAATTGCTCCTCGGTCTCGGTCTCGGACTCTTCGGTCTCCTGTGTTTCCTCCTCAAAAGTTTCTTCGCCACGGGATTGCTCCTCTTGACTATCACCTTCGAGAAGTGCTGCCACTTCTGCTGCGTAGTTACTCACGTCATCGAGACCGTTGTCGATCTCTACTGACCCTTTCGAGTCAGCCAATTCAGTCGTATTGCCAGCGGATTTCTCCTGTTGTTGTTCGGACATGTGAAAGTGATTAACGCAATTAAATTGCAGTTGCAAACAAATTACGTTGCTTTGTCAAAAAATTTCATTAACTTATCCGCATGGCACTAAACATGGATCCAATGGGAGGAGGCAATGATTCTAGCAGGCTTCGCCAGCTTGAATACATACTTGGAAATATCCAACGAGAAGTCGATGGGATGAGGAGAGAAAGGATAACTGGTCTCGACGGGCAGCAATACGAAGTGCTTGGTCGAAGGGGAATCATTGTCGAGCCAGATACTGTTGACCTACCATTCGGAGTAAACCTAACAAAAAGAGGTGACCAGTATTTCGTCACAGTCAACGACGGCAGGGTTGTCGAGAGAGCAATGGCAGTAGCCAGCGAAGCTGACGCTCTTTACTACTACGAATGTAGTAACAGGGCTGACGGCAACGGGACTCCAATCGAATTCCGAATATCAGTAAACGAAGCTGTATACGTCCGAGTGAAGGAAGACAGCTCAGGAAGAGTAAACAGTGAAGAGGAAATAATCATAGTGATCGGAGACAACTATCTCAGATCGAGAAACTACGTGCCTGATGGGCAAGAGGGGATTTACTATTACAAGCTCGCGACTCTGATCCAAGAAGGGACTGTGGCAAAGCTTGATCCAGTCTGCGCTGGTAGTCACATCTATCACAAGACTGGTCTGACATGTGACGTTCGTATTCTTCAATGCCCTGACCCAATGAGTTCATCAGAAGGTGCCCAACTACTACGAGTATCGTTTATCTCTGGGACAGTAGCATTTCTCAATAAGAGCAAAGAAGAAAGACCTCTTGCCCCAAACAAAGCAGAAACAAACGTGGAACACTGCACATGAACCGAGTATTTATTCTTTGTCGACCATCAGATTATTCACTGGCAATTCTTTGCAAGGAAAGGATGACTGACCTTGGGTGGGTCTCGGCTATAATGATTGACCCATCGGAGTGGGATGCTGTCCCAGAGAATGCATTGCATGCAAGCTACGGCACTCAAGGCAGGGGCATGTTCGGACGGATTTGTGCGCTCGGAATATCAGATGGAATCCTAAGTCATTCTAGTCCAAACGATGTAGTGATGAAGATGGACTGCGACGTTAGACTGTCTCCAGAGATGTCCGAATGGTTCAAGAGCGGAGAGAAAGCAAGGTGCCTGAAAATAAATCGACGAACCTGCATCGCTTGGGGCGGAGTGTGGTCTGCCACCAGAGAGCATCTTGTCGAGGCATACAAGCACATCAGCGACAGCGAGGAATGCAGGTGCCCAGAATCAGTTCTTCACATACGAGGTCTGAACCTAACAAGAGGGGTCGAGTTACACGAAACCGAAATGGCACAGGAGTGGCTACCAGAAAACAATACTGAGTTCGCTCATGTGACCACCCTGCCTATTGCCCGAGGCATTGATAGGCAGGGTGCTGGCAAAGCCCTGTTCGGTCACCACCTCTCTGTAGACTGTGGCTTAGCGCTCTGAACAAAGCTCTCGATGTTTTTCTGGTGAGATAACTTTTCATGCTCTGGCATAGCAAGAACCTCTAACCATATCCCTCTGGTCATCTTTAACTTTGCAGTGATGTCTGGAGGAGTGCCCTCGTCGAGAATCTCTTCTTCGATCTTAGACAAACGCTCACGAAGCATTGGGAAAAACCATTCAATGACACCAGCGCATTTGCTGAACTCATTGATCAGCGAGATGATTGCGTTAGATTCTTTCGGATTAAAGTTAGACATTTGGTTGAACTTGTTTTGGTTTCGAAGCGCCAGTCGAAGGATTGATGTTAGGACCTTGAGCTGAAGGAACAGACACAGTAGTAGGAACGATTCTACGGTCGTAGTCAATCACCTTCAGCGCCTTCAGGATCTCTTGGAACGCAGGTGCCGTGATCGCTTGGATCTCTGGTGCCTGAGCATAGAACGCATTGATAGTCTCGATGACAGCGTTGCTGTTAGCGATGACCTGCTCGCCTTTGTAGCGAGATAGCAAAATCGTTACGTCGAGATCCATGTCTCCAATTTCGTTAGGGTCAATCTCGATAAGGGTTCCAGCACCCTCTCCTCCAGCCTCGTTCTGTTCGAAGTATCTGTAGATCTCAAGCTCATCTAGGTGAGCAAACAAGGTAGAAATTTCTTTTCGAGCGAGACCCTGAATACCAATCTCTAACTGATGGATGTAGCTGCCGAAAACCTCCTGTCCACTAGCCTCGATATTTCGAATGCCAGTAGCCAGCTTGGTTGAGTCAAGCCCAGCTATGTTGCTGTCGTTTGTGTTAGACACGCCACTCTCCTGCATAGCCATCTGCACTTGCAAATTCAGAAGCTCTCTCAGACCGTCCATTTTATTGTCTTTGAGATAGATAGATTGCAAGCAGTCCTCTGCAGTCTTTCCGTTCTTGAGGGTGTATGTGCCGCCCCAGTTCAGCTTCAGGTTAGTGTCTGCCGCACCTTCGATAGTATTGAACGGTTGCCAGAAATCGACACGACCCTCTTTACTTGCTGCATGGTTCATGCGGTTCATTGTTAGGTCGCAATACTCCTGAGCTTTGTCGAAGATTTCGAACGTGCCGATTCCATACCAGCGGTTCGGAACCTCGAGCGCACGCACGACCGTGAACGGACGCTTGCCGTCAGCGGTGACGTTCTGGATGTAATCGTAGAAGATAGGAGTTCCAGTAGCCTTGTCCATCACAAGCATGATGTCTTCGAGGATGCCGTCACCGTTGGTATCGTATTGGAGATAGCACTCAGCGATTCTGACTGAGCTGATCATACTGGTGCGACTCGAGACCTGATCAATACTTGACAGGGTAGGGTCTACATTCTTCTGATAGTTCTCAGACGACCCAGTGTTCGATACTCCAGAGATAAGCTTGATCGCTTCCTTGGTCGCATTAATCTTTTCCTCGGTAGCAGACGCAGCCTCGTCAGCTTTACGCCATTGGTCCACGATCTCCATCATTGGCTTGTCGTATTGATGAGCGATGAAGTCTGCCTTCTCGATACTCTGAGCCTCTAACGGGCAGATGAAGTCGAGGAAGTGAACCTGTGTGCTTTCAGGACCAACGTAGTATTTCTTTTTCCGCCATATCAGTTTTTCAGTCCAAACGATATTGATCGGTTTCATTACCGACGGATCTTTTTTCAAGACGTAGTTGCCAGTGTCGAACTCTTCTCCAGTCTCTTCGTTCTTACCGATCTGAGGCATCCAAATATCTGACTCAAGCACTACGTCACCGTTGCTTGTTAAAATGTCGTTGCCAACTTCGTCGGTAAGGACAGAAGCCCATGTCTGGTAAGGTCTCTCGTCTCGAGTATGGATAGTCTTTGTCACACACTCACCGATGGCAAACGCGCGATCGATGACACTGTGACCAACAGCAGCGAGACCGCTTCGGTCAAGCTTCCATTGCGCGTATCGGTTCACTCTATCAGCTTTTGCCCTGTCTAACAAACCGACTGGTTCAGCAGAGAAGAATGGCTGAGTCGAAAAGAAGTAGCTATTCCCCCGAGCAGCCATCTGCCTCCAGACCCTGCGCGACAATGGCAGGACAAGGTTAGACTTCGAGAAAATCCCTTGCTCAAGAAACGCACGATACTCCACCTCGTTACGAGACATAAGGTCGAACTTGATCCGCTTCCCTAGCCATGTTCTCTGAGACAGTCTGAGGTTCTCTGGGTTCGGTTGCTCAGCGAGTCCTCCCATCAATCCTCCCCAAGTATTGTCTGAGACATACTCTTTGCCCATCTCAGCCTCGATCGCTTTCATGCGACGAAGTGCATACTGGCACAGTTCATCCTCTTGCGCTCGGCTCAGGATATATGCCGTCGGGAATGGCATGATCGCTACCGAAGGGTCAATCGACGGTTGGGTTGCGGTTTCTTCTATCGCTTTATCTGTTACACGTTTTTCTTGGTCTGACATAATTATTTCCAGTTAGGATCTCTTTTCAGTGAGGTCAGAGCAGAAGCCCTAGACACCTCGATTATTTTTTGTAAGTTCTTAATATCTTCGTCTGTTGGGTCAGCGTAATTAAACGAGCGACCACGGACGATGTTTGTGAAGTTTGTTCCTGCACGCTCTCGGTAAATACGAGCCTGCGTGTCGGTCATTGCAACCTGCCCTTTACCTTTGACAGGGGTATAGCTTCCTCCAGCTTCTGATGGCAGGGTTTCTCCGTCAGGATTTTTCTGTTGATAGCGCCACAACATCTCATCAACCTTGTTCACCTCTACAGATCCAGAGTCAGTGAAGTCAAACAACCTTGTGATGGGAGTTCCTAGCTTCTCTGATTTTTCCCCATAGATATCTACTTTAGCTTGTCTGATACCGTATGGGAAAACAGCTGCAAGAATTTCTTCATCGATAGTATCTGCTTTTGCTCGGTAGTAAGGATCAAGTTCACGAAGAGGTTGTTTTATCAGGTTCGGAACAAGCATCGCGATCTTGTCAGCGACAAATTTAGACATGCTTTGCTCTCCCATGATCGTCTTGTAGAAATTGCCAAGACCAGACAAGAAAGTTTTGTCAGACAGCTGATCAGCAAATGCTCGAGTAGATGCGCTCACGGCATCACCATAAGTTTGTCGACCCTTGCCTGCTTGCTTGAATTGTTTGAGCGTGTCAACGGTCGAAGAAATGATAGTTGCTACTGGTTCGTAGCGACCGTAATGGAACACTCCTCGTTTTCCGTTAGGAAGTTTCCATGAGATAGAGTAAGCGTCAAGCCCAAGTCTCTGAGCAGCTTCGCGGACACCCTTCTTTGTATTTGCGTAAGAACGGGAACCAGTGACAAGTATTGGCTTGTCGAGGTCGTCGTCGTCACCCTCTCCAATGCCTAACAAAAGAGAAGTGATGACTCCGCCGATCATGACTCGAGACATTCTCTCAATCACCTCCGCCTTTGCCTGCATCTTCTTCTCTGGAGTCTTGATGCCCATGCTCTGAACATACAGAGTGGCTACATCAATCAAGCTCAGAGGAGTGTATGTCAGTGCCAGTGCGGTGATGTTGTATGGGATCTTAACGAACGGGAAAAACATCATTCGGAAAAGCGTTTTGTTTAGCTTAACCAGCATGTTCTCATTGTTGCTGGGAGCTATTGCGCTTTGAACTTTTGCCACGACCGAGCCGATTGCTTCCCCGCTAGTTCTGACTGGTCTTACCTCGCCAGTTGCTTGGTCTTTCTGACTCGGCATCGCTCCAGTGAAAGTCCGAGTATAAGCCTTCTGAGCAGCGAGCTGCCAAGCAAGCGACCCAGTGACGTTGACAAGCTCTTTCATTTTGTCGTCAAATGCTTTCGAGTCTGGCTTTAATCCACCAGCACGACAGATGCGATATGCCATCGCTCCGACCTCGGTCATAGCGTTGATCACTTTCACATACTCGTCGGTCGCTAGAAGCAGTCGTGTAGGAATCCGAAGGAACCTTCCCTTCTTGCCGCTGATTGCCGTGCGGTGATACATCCCGTGCCCCTCAAGGATACTTTCGAGGTCAGGAGGGACTCCGAGTATGTCTTGCTCGAAGAACGCTGCCTCAGCGCCGTATGACGCGATGAAATTGGACTTCGCGCGAGAGAGCATAGGACCCATCGCCTTAAGCATGTATTTGGTCTCTCCGAGAGTAGCGTTCATCGGGTTGTTGATAAATGCGTTGAGCATTATTTCGAACCCTCTTCCGATGGTGGCATCGAATGCCCCGTGAACAACACTGCTGGCGTTTACCATCATCGTTTGAAGTCCAGACAGTAGCGAGAAGTAACCATACTCCGTAGCCTTATCAATCCAGTCGGCATCAACAGATCTGATTGCGTTAGAGATTAGGTGGACGTGCATGCGGTCGGTGATGTCGAATCGGTATGACTCAAGTGGCTTGCCAGAAGCTACCACGGTCGAAATATCGGTTCCATATTTCTTGAGGATTGCCTCGATACTCGCAAGCATCTTTTCAGCGTTTGCTCTTTTCACTGGATCCTCGATCGACTCGACTTTTGCCTTTGCTGCTGTAGCGTCGACAAGTGCCTGAACATTTTGCTTGATGTCTACAAGGTCTTTGGAATCGAACGTGTAGTTGAGTAGACCGCTGGTGAATTCTGGACGTGCCCAGTTCACTTTCTGCGGAGCAGTCGGAGCAGGTTTAACTTTGCGAGCGAGCGCCTTGGTCGAAGGACTGTGTGCCCGAGGAGAAATTCCAAGACCGACCTCAACCATTCTGCGAGCCTCTGCCTCGATCTCTGCCTCGGACATAACCGAAGCGGCACCAAGCCCAGAGTTTTCTAGCGTCGCTCCTCCGCGCACTTTTTCTTTCATGCGCTCGAGAGCTTCATTGTAGACTTTCTGAATTAGCTTCTCAACCTCAGACACTGTCATACGAGTAGCCTTAGCGATCTGTTCAGCACTGGAGTGCTGAGCATGCATTCGCATTGCCAAGGCTTCGTTTTTGCTAGAGTCCTTCATGATGTCTCTAACAATTCCGCTCTTGTCTAACGACATGTATACCTGTTTGCCGAGGACTTCGTTGATTGTGACCCCATACTCTTTCAGAGCTTTCTCGATTTCTGTTAGACGATCCTGAAGCTTCTTGCGGATCTCAGCCTTTGCCTGTGCTGGACTGAGGTATTTGCGATCGATCGAAGCAGCGACTTTCGCAGGAAGCGTTAGAATAGCGTTGGATAGGAACCTTCTGTTGCGCTCATCTGGTTTCATCAATCGATCCCAGCCAGAGGCAAGAACCCGAGCGACATCGCTGCGCATCTTGCGATAGGACTGGATAACAACCCCAGCCTCTAACAGTTTATCGTAGTCGTTGCCTGCTTCCTGAACCATCTGCTCAATGACGATCTGAGTTCCGACAATGTCCTCTGGTCTCAGGGGCACGGCACCCACGGCACCAGTTGCGTTTGCGATAGCATTTTCAATAAGACCTTTGCGGTCGGAGTTGGCAAGCTTTTTGCCCCGCTTAACCCATTGCTCTCGGGTCTCTGTCTCGCGACGTTCTTCGTATTCAATGTCGAATGCGTCTACTACTCTGCGAGTATTTTCATTGCCCATCGAAGCACGGTTTGGTGGCTTGACTGCGTTGCCGAACTCCGCTTGTTGATCTAACAGATCTTTCGCGCGATCTTCGTCCATCAGGTTGGCAGCGAACAATGCCTGCCCTTTGCCTTTTACCGTTGCACGCATCTCGGGGGTGATGTCCACGCGCCAGATGGGGGTTGAGTTGGCATCCGATTCGCGTTTTGATGTCTCAGTAAGAACCTGACGTAGTTCGCTGTCATTCAGTTCGGAAGCTGGACGACCAAACATTTCTTGAGCAACCTGCTTGTATTGAACGGTAGCACGCTTGTCTGGATTCCGCAGACTCGCCTTCTCTACCTTCCCACCCCACTGCTTCACATACTTGCCAATATCTTTGACGAGCATGTTGTCGTAGAAGCCCTTCATGCCGCTGCCGCCGACTCGAAGATCATCGCCAGTGAAAACCTTTACGCCTTCTTCGAGCTTGCCTGTGCGCCGATTCAAATACCTGCTTTGGTAATCTTGCCCGTCACCACCTTCATCGTTGACGATCTTCTGGGCGAGTTCCTTGCCGACCATAGATTCCAGCGCATTGGCATCTTTGGCATACTCTTGGTCCATCACTGCGTCTCCGTTCAAGTCAAGAGCGCCGATTCCCCATCCATCGTCTTCTTTCCAATAAGCGATTTCGCTAATGCTCTTGCTCAGGTCAAACCGATCATTCTGAGTCTCTCCAGTGGTCCAGCCGATCCAAGTCTTGCCACTTGCCACGGCATCACGCAGCGCACGCTTGAATAAGGCAAGGTGCCAAGTGCTGCGGAAGGGAGCGTCGGCAACGCTCGCTGTTAGTCCAGATTTTCGCAACACTTCGATTTTGATAGCTCCTTCGGCAACGACAACCCCATCCGAGTCCCGCACCAACTGGTGAGTTACTGAGCTAGATTTAGGTTTGATTGTTTTCGCCCAAGAATACCCGTCAGGAGTGTAAGCCTCTACCTTGCCTCCGAACATGAGGAGCTCGCCTCTATACCCCTTCTTCCGTCCTTCTTGATGACGGTCCGACTGGATTTCCTCAATGAACAACCCGTTATCACGCTCATTCAAGCGCATGTGCGCGACGTAGTCTGGAATGTCTGGGAAGTGGCTAGACCGATAAGTTGAACCTCCTTTATCGGTAGTTTTCCCGTAATCATATCCGCTATCAAGTCTTGAAGCTTCAGCTTTTGCCTCTGCCTCTGTATCAAATGATGCGACGGCTACCCCATCTACTGGATTAAAAACCTCCCACGGTTTTCCAATTGGCATCGCCAGCACGACCTCGCGGTAGTTCTTTCCGCCTTCGAGGACGTATTGAGAGTATCTCGGTGATGGTGGATCAAGCTTGTCAGACCGCCCAATAAGACGAGCCAGCTCTGTAAATCTTTTCAACTTTTCAGCCTCCTCTGGATACTTCTTGGAAAGGAGATTTAAGTAATCATCGACAACACCTTCCCCTTCTTGCGCCTCAGCAGACAAGACATCAAGCTGTCTTTGACCGAGGCTTCTTGACCACAGATCTGTTCTCAAGTCGGCAATCTCAACCCGTGCCGATCGGGTGTCTTCTTTTCTTTTTTCCTCCGCTTGATCATAGCCACGATTCGACTCTTCAAACCTAACAACCCCCTCGTTGTTCAGGTATCTCAGCACGGCTTCTTTCGTCACCTTACCCTTGTCATCCTGCATCGTCGTGAGTGCCTGCTGGAGACCGCTCCACTTCACTTCCTCAGCCTTTGCGTTTTGCATTGCAATCTGCATGACCTGACCGATGTTTGACATGCTAGGCATCTTCTGGTCGATCACTTGAGACAGCTGCGAATAAAACGGAGCGACTTCAGTGTCGAGGCTTGCTGCGTTATTGATGTTGTCGGTTTTAGGATTGAATCGCTGCGAGAGCGGAATGACGTTGCCGTTGTCGTCATAAGTTACGGGGTCGGCGGATTTGATTTGGTTGGGGTTTATGACAATTATATCGTCTAAGTCGCCCCAATTACTCCCTACCGTAACTGCGTCGAGGTTGTTATCCTGTGCGAACTGCAAAACAGCCACTTTATCATCAGCCAAGTTACCTGAGATTTCTCCGACTCTCTCGGCGCGAATGAAAACACGCATGGAGTTCTCCTTGGGGTAGGTATCTTTGAGGCGTTGCATTCCAGCTTCGTCGGTGAACTCGGACGGGGTTCTGAATTGAGTAAAAGTATATGGTGTGATGTGATACCGCTCAACGTCGTACCCAGCCTCCCGTGCTGCCTCATCCACCATCCGTTGCGCCGTCTCCATGTCTCCACCTGCGACTGCTGCTAAATAGTCGGTGTCTAGAGAAGCAGCAAAGTTAAAATTTCTCGCCTTGCCGTATTCGGGAACTCTAACGAAAACAGTGTTTCCTATCTGGAAAGCTTCCTCCCCTTTGATCACTGGTTTGTTAGTACCACGCTCGTAGTAGTAGCTGTGTCGGTCAGGATTGAATCCGACCTGAGTCCAGTTCTTGAGATCAGCAGGCATTGATTGGTCTGCCATCCACGCTCCTTTAATGACGATATGAGGACCCTTTTCACCTCCTAACGCAATCTTAAGTGTTGGCTTTTCGCGAACCTGAAAATCTGGGTTAAGAATTCGAACTGCGGGAAGGTAAAGGTTTCCATTTTTTGATGTTGTGGTCACAACCCCTACTCCATTTTCAGTCATAGCAGGAACGTCTTGCCTAACAGTAACAATTTCACCAGCTGTCGGCATGCCAAGATCCACCGTCGCTTCGTGTGCTTTTCTTTTATCCTTGGTGACCGCAGCAAGAACCTTGTTTTGCGATGGCAAGTCTTTCATCGACTTTGGAACTGGAACCTTGTAGGACGGGAAGTGTTTATCGATAGCTCGAGCAATAACTTCTTTGGAGATATTTTCTCCGTCTTCACGACGTTGCAATAGGTCTCTAACGATCGGTGAGTAAACTCTTTTCTTTGGAGTGACAGTAGTGCTAGGGAACTTAGGGTTGCCCTCATACTTCGCCATCACTTCATCGTATTCGGAGTAGAGTGATGCTGCGGAGTTTTTGTTAGTCTTAGAAACTTTTGACGCAGCAAGCCTTTGAATATTGCCAGCATTCTCAGCATCTTTAGCCTTCTTCCCATCTTTACGAGAATACCATCCATTGTAGTTTGGATCGTAAACCATAAACACAACGTCAGGTCTTCCGTTATTGTAATCCTTAAAAACTTCGTAGTCCCAGTCCTCTGGCTTGAATTCTTCAGAGAATGGAATCCTTGACGCTACAACGAAGCCATGATTGGCATTGAATTGCGGGAGGATTGTGTCAAAAGCGTCAAGCTTTCTTCCCCCAGCAGTTATGGCAAGTGCCAGCGCTGCGCTACCAGAAGTGGATCCTTTTCTCGAGAACAAAGAAACAATGTCCCCATCATTTTTGATTGCCATTCCAGCTGACCCGTCTTTCGACAGGAACAGTCTCATGCCAGCATACTCTTCAGCAGAATATGCATGGACTGCGGCACCGTATTTCGATTCTTTCTTGGCAATAGTGATCAGGTCTTTAAACTTCGTGGCATTAGTAGAGTCCCCAGCCTGAAGCTCAACGAACTGCGCTGGTGTCATCCCAGATGTTCGGTAAACATGGCTAAACTTTGCGCTAGGTTTCCATTCTGTTTCATAGCTAACCCCAAGGTTCTTCAGAACCCGAACTCGCTTGCCATCTGCTCCGCTGATTCCCGAGTAAGCTGGGGATTTTCCGCCATCGCGCGAGATATCGGATCGCGCTCTTCTAACCGCGAGAGATTGGATAAACCTCCGCTTTTCGATTGAAGTAAGCTCTCCAGTTTTTCTCTGCTCCCCTTGAAGTTCAGTTCCAACTTCTCCATCGCTTTGTTGTGCTGCTGTTGAGCGTCCATATTTTTTTAGTGTGTAATTAATTTTTCTTTGTGTGACACCCTTCTCAAGCACCAGTTTTACTGCTGCGTTTGCGTAGTCTGGCGCTTCGGTGTCATCATAGCCTCCAGCCTCTTTCACTTCAAGGTTTTTATCTTTGGCATTTTCATAAAGGCGCTTTTCAGCATACCATAGAACTGCCTGTAAATCCGCCATTTCAAGGTTTTCGAAACCTTCTATTTTACGCATTTCTGTTAGAATATTGCCAAAGATTTCGCGAATGTAATTTCGCTCATTAGGACCGCTCGGCGCTTCTTTCTGACCATCCAAATACTTCGTGTAATTGTTTGCTGTTTTGCGAAGTTTATTTCGAACTGGCGAAGACATCATCATCTTCCTCTTTTCTTTTTTGGTTGACAATTTAGTCAACTTAGCTGAAAGATCCTCAAGAGAAAGATTGGACAAGGTTGACTCGGTATCCGCCGCAAGTGCATTGAGACCATCCTCTCCAATAGCGTCCAGAGCTTTCAAAAGATTCTGGCGCGAATCCTCGACCTTATCAGGGACATCGTCAATAAGTGTTCCAGTCCACCTTCCCCATGTGCGAACCAACCAACGATCCATTGTTAATGCGTCGAAGTATCCATACAGGTTAGAAAAGAAACCATTGCCTACTTTAGGACCAATAATAGCAGATCCTCTAACAATTGTCGCAGAATGTTCACCCGTTGGAGTTAGAGACTTCTGAATACCTCCGATCTCACCCACGGAGAATTTTGTCTGCATGAACGCTCTAAGGTTTGAAATGCCCCACTCTTTTTTTAGAGAGTTGAACAACTCAAGCGACTTATTAATTGAGTCCTGTGAATTACCAGCAAGCAGATTGCTCGGCATGAGACCAGTGCTTTTGTATTCAGAATACACTTTCTCTGCGAGTTCAAAATTCTTGTTAACTTTTTGACCATTAGACGTGCAGGCTAGTGCCCAGATAAACGCAAACTTAGAGTCTTCGTCAGTATTTAGCTCAGGGTGCAGTAGCCCCATTACTCCGATAGCTTGCTTCGTTTTTTCGTCATACCATCCAACCGCATTAGGATTTTGCTTGATAGCAAAGAGAGCGTCATTGAGTCCCACTCTCGATAGATATTCTGTCAGCTGGGGAGAGACTAACGAAAGGTTTACTCCAGCAGCTTTGGCAGCATCAAGAACAGCTTTCTGCATGGATATTTTCATATCACGACCCCGTGCCCAAGCCTTGCTTCCAGCGAGAGCAATATTCGATTGAATGCTTGAAGCTTCGTCCACTGACATTGGGATGTCTTTTTGAACCCCTGCCTTCAAATCCTCTCCATTGGTCTCAGCCTCTTCGTCGCTCTCAGAGTCTAGCGAAGCTGCATTATTCTTGGCTCCTTCAAGCTCAGCCTGAAGAGCAATCATCGGAGCATCAACATCAGGGTCGCCAGTCATAGCAAATTCGATAGGCAGCAACGTCGCTTTCTGAACCGCAAAATCACGTTTTTTAGGACTTAGGTAACCTTCGTCACCAGCGACCTTCAGAGACCCGTCTGCGTTGCGCATTTGAGGACCTTCGTTGACCCATGAGTTCTGACCACGGGTCTCAGTGGTAAGTGCCCACCGTGCCCAAGGATTATCGATCGTGCGAGAGTGAATAGCCCAAGCAGCTTCCTCTCCAATAGCTCCGAACTGGTCAGAAAACAAACCGTGCGCGAGAGTGTCATGCACTGCTCGGAACATGTCATTGTAGAGGATTGGCTGAGTCTTGCCGTCTGCGTCAACGTAGGTGAGACCAGTGTCCTGTAGCAATGGGTGCGAGCTAAAATCGGATCCTTCAGGACCGAACGCTGATGGATCAGTTTTAAGGACACGTAGTCGGTTGCCACGTATATCCGCAACCGCTTCTCTCGATGAACCGTAAAGATCTCCCATGATCTCTTCACCAGTCTGAGGATTTTTTCTAACGTAATTCTCGTATTGATACCGAATCCCGTCCTCACCTTTAGTCATCGCGACATACTGATTGTAGATCTCCTTCTGAAGCTCTTCATATGCCTTGCGCACATTTGGGTTTGCAAGGTCATCAGTCTTAGCGGACTCGTAAGCATCCGCAATCTTCATCTTGTAAAGTTGGAACGTCGGAGTGTAGTCCTTACTGGTGACGTAGCTGCGCTTAGCAGCAGGAGCCTTGAACATCTTGCCCACCATTTCAGGCAAGCGCTTGGTGAGCCGACTGATTAAGTGCGCGGCACCGTCACGAACCTTATTGTCTTGGTAGTTGGTGATTCCGTTGGCTCCGTCGGTGTTGGCTTTTGACCAGACTCGGATTTTCCGCCTGCGTGTGCTAAGATTTGCTGCTCCGCCTGCGCCCACGTTAATTTGGTCGTAGAAGGATTTGACTTGCCTTGTGAATTTTTCAGGGTCTGTTCCATGATGTTTTAGTGTGTAAAGTTCGATTGATCCGTCTGCGTTAACCGTGAGACCTTGGATGCCTGCACTCTTACGTGCTTTTTCGATTTCGTCAATTGAAACCTTCGGTGCGCGGATCACAGATACCAATTGGTTCTGCGTCCCATCATCGTTGACTTCTCCAAGCTGATCATCAGAAATGTTAGAGTCATCGCTAATTTCGTGCATCTCATACTGTTCGAATAGTTCAGCGAGATCCGCCATTCTTGCTCGGATCATTGGAAGGTCGGAGTCGTTTTTATAAGCGATAGAAATCTGACTGCTTGGCTCAGAGTAAGCAGCTTCGCTCGGACTGTTGGCAAACCATCCAGTGGAGTCCTTGAACCTAGCGCTAACACCTTTCAAGTCAGACAATGCATGAGTGACTGCGATCTTCGTCAGCTCCGCAACCTCATTAAACTTTCCATCTAACATTTTCTGTTTGATCGACGGAATAGCTTCGGTAGCCACCGTGAAGTTGAAACTTGTCTTTTTGGAAGGCTTAGTGTCAGCGTCGAGACCTGCGGCGTTGTTCTTGTATGATCCTCGAGCCTTCGCTTGTTCTGGACTTATCGTTGGCAGAGATGTCATTCCCAGTTGGTCAGCAAGGAACGCGCGGTGATGACCATCGTCGAGAGAAATAGTCCCGTCAGGCAGTGATGAGGTAACGATAGGAGTGGTCTCAAGAAACGACTTCAGAGCTTCAACTTGCGCTGGGTTTCCTTTTACTGATTCGAGAACTGCTTTAAGATTCGTGTCGGAGTAATTTTCTCCCGTTGCGTAGTTGATAATTGCCACGGCACTTTCAGCCGTGAAACCTTGGTTCCCAATCTGACCACGACTGTTTTTCAAGTCTGAAATATTCACTCTCTCTGATGAAGCGTCAAGCGAAGCAGCAGCATTCGGAGAGGACTGAGCAACAGCTCCAGCGATGGCGATACTTGTGGTTTTGTTCCCAACCTTGATCAGCATGTTAACGTCACCAATGCGAATGATTTCGCCAGTAACTTCTTCACCGCTACCAACTCTTGACACGACCTTTCCAGTAACGACCTGACCGATTTGGAAATTGTTAGGGGTAGACTGCTGAGCGTTTGGATCCATCGCCTCAAGATCCTTGAGAGCTTTCTGCAACAAAGTAATCTCGTTTTTCATCTCGTCGGACAAAGCGTTATCGCTCGCCATCGACTTCAGAACCTTGAGCATCGCGCGTAAGTTCTTGATCACCTCTTCCTTTGCCTTTGTCCAAAGCTTAGCGATCTCGGTCGGTGAAGCGTCAGCGTTCTGCTGCCACATCATCCTGATACCTTCGACAGCTTTCTGCCAGTCTTCCAAGCTATCGAATCCTTTGCCATACAGGTTGCTGACTACCGAGTCATTTCCAGTGTCGACGAACTCTTTTTTCCATACTTCTTTGTAGTATGATTCGCGCCACTCCTTGAATGGTCTTGTGTCTCCAGACTTTTTGTAAATCTCTTGAGCGGCACGATACTGCGCGACGTGACGAAGCTCTTCGTCGATAACTTTCTCGATCCACTTCAGTGCCTGAGCCTCGGTCATACCAGACTTCAGTGCATCTTCCATTAGACGATCAGGGTTGATCGTTATCAGTCCTTCGTCTTCATATGCTCGGTCATTAGGGTCATTTGAAATTGTTAGGACAGATGCCAGTCCCTTGCGTTTTTTGCGGATCTTCCTAACAGCTTTATTCGCGGGAGAAAGATTGGCTCGAATAGCTTCAACGATGTCCGCAGGGGTCATGTCGTCGGTCACGGTGACTCCGTTCTCCGCAGCCACACGTTTTAAATCGTCGACCGTCCCAGTGAGTGCCCCGTTGTCGTCGATGCTATCCAGCAGCTTGTTAGCTTCGCTGTTAAGCCCGACCTGAGCTTGTTGGTTGTCCACAGGTGTCGCAGAATTTGCATCTCCCGCAGGGTTGCCTGCGTTCGGAGGATTAGCGGTCCCACCCTGACTATTCGCTCCCGCACCTGTGGACACCAAGGGGGTTACTGAGGCGACTTTATCGCCCATCGCAAATTGTTTGGCAGCGATCACCTGAGCATCGGCTTCGTCCTTCGCCTCCACTTCAACACTCGCACCGCTCTCGCTGGTTACGGTGAACTTCTGCTTCGAGAACTTCGCCCGAGCCTCGCCTTCGGTCATCGTAGCGATGCCTTTGGCTGACGGTGCCACGTCTTCCATTTCTACCAGAGCAGCGTCAAGCAGGACTGGTTTGCCGTTGACCATTTCGACCATCGGTGGGTTTGGTGAGCCTTCCAGCGGTGTTCCGTCGCGATTGATTCCAAGCGCAGCAATTTCTACTGCGGTCAGTTCGTCAAGACTCTTGCCCTGAGCCAGCTTTACGGCACCAGAGACGCGATCAGCGACTTCGGGGGCAGCAGCCCTCACGCTCTCGATCTCGCGCAGGACGGCAGCATTCTGTGCAAGTTTGTCTGGGTCTTCCAGATCAGCACCCATCTCCGCAGCTTTGCGCTCTTCTTCAGCCGTGAGCGGCTTGCCACCGTTCTCGACAAGCTTGGCACTTGCTTGGTCACGGACGGAGAACCGAACTTGTGGCAACACACCACCAACGAGTCCGCCAAGCATTGCGGCTTTGAACGACTCTTCAAGCAAATCACCTAGCTTCATGTCTTTACCAAGCGCTGCCGTGGAAATAATGCCGTCGAGCATTTGGTTGATTCCCTCTTCCAGTGCTTCATCAGTAGCATCAGCAAACATGGTTTTACCAATCTGCTTTAACTCTGCTTTCAAACCAGCGTCTTTGATTGCCTTGCGACCGCCTTTGCTTAAGAAATCCAACACGGTCATCGTTCTGGCGGCTCCACCAGTGACAATCCGTTCAGGACCACTAGGAAGCATGCGATTCAGCAATGCCGTTTGTGCGCCATTACTGAACGCTGCAATGCGGGTTTCTTTGCGACCAAGCACTTCCGCAATTTCGTCGTTAGTAAGCCCACGACCAAATTTCTCTTCCTCAAGATTTACTGCATCTTGATACTTTGATCCTGCTCCTTGTAAAAACGATGTTCCTTCTACTGCTGCGACACGGGTAATCGCTGCGGCTAGTGGCTTTAATCCTCGTGCCACGGCACCACCAGCTAACATCGGAACCATCTGCGTAGCGGTGTTTGCTACATCGCCAAATACGCCGTAAGCACCAGTCAGTCCTCTGTTTACTTGAGTCATTTGACGACCTTCAACGTATTTACTCAATTCATTTGCCGATTGCCCAACGCTGCCTGCAATCTCATCAGCGCCTACGAGCGACGCAAAGCCAGCAGCCACATTTTTCCCTGTGCCGATGATTCCATACGCACCGTTCGCAATCTCATTGAGAACAACGTCCGCAAATTTCACGATCGGATTACGATCTGTCATGCTTTTGCGCCATTCGTCTAGCAAGGCAACGTCATCAGTGCCTTTACGCTCATCAGCAAACGCCTTGAAATCATAGTCAGCAGAATAGAGTTTGCCCTTCAATTCTTTCGCCATGCCTTTACGCATCGCATCAAGTCGCTCTAACGCTTCACCTTGCTTCTCGGCATTGTTTCCAGTTGTTTGGATCTTCTTTTTCAGCGCTTCATTGTCGCCAAAAATCAAAGCTGGATTGAACGCCATGCTTCCAGTTGAAAGCTCTCGCACGCTGTCCGTGGTGTCTGCCGTCCATGCGTATTCTTTTGAGGCATCTGAAATAATGCGGTCCGCGTCATCGCCAAGTGATTCTTGCAGTTGCTTTAGTTTTGGCAGGTTCTTTTGCGCCATTTCTTTCCGCTCCAATGCTGCTTGCTCACCTCCGCCCATGTCAGCACCAAGTCCACCGCTATAAACGGCATCAGCGGTCATATCGCTCTCCGCACTGGAAATGGCTTCTTTTAATGTTTTATTGCGCAACAATGCACCGATTGAAGCGCTGTCTTTGCTATTACCAAAAATTTCATTAAAGAAATCTTTACCTTTCTGATAAATCCCCTCTTCTTTTCCTGCAATGGCTTTCGACTGTGAGCTTACGCCAAGAATCTTAATTGCGGACTGTCTTTTTTTTGCCTCTTCGTTATCTTTACGAAACGTCGCAATGTTTTTTCTTTGTGCTGAGATCTCTGCTTTCGCTGCCGCTATTTTTTGAGGATCAGCATTGCCAATTTTTTCAGCTTCTAAGACACGCTGATCCGCTGCGTTCAAATCATTGTCGTAATCGTCAAGCGTCTTTGGCTTGTTCGGATTAGCCTCTTGAAACACTCCGTTCGTCGTAGTGCCATATCCTTCGGTCGGGTTCAGAACCCCAGCAGTCACGCTGGATCTGCGCTGTTCTACAAGCTTCCGCTCTTCTGCTACCTGAGCCTTCTCGGCAGCGTGTGCGGCAAGGTCTTTTCCAACAATGCCAGAAGCCTCGCGCTCAGCGATCGCGGTCTCGCGCTCTTTCAGTTTTTCATCGACAGTCGCCACAGAGTTGAGACGCGCCCTCGCACGCTCTTCACGGTATCCGTTGACACCCATCGACCCAAGTTCTTGGAGGCGCTTTTTAGATTCCCATTGTTCCTTTTCTTTTGCTGCCAACTCATCGTCCTTGATGAGCTTAGCCTTCAGCTCTGCATGAACTGGATCGATTTCTTGAAGACCAGAACCAGTAGTAAGAATTTCTTCGCGTTCTTTCGCTGTAAGTCTTTGACCCTTTTTTTCAGGGTCTGACAAATCGATCTCAAGCTGATCCATCTTGTCGCGCAATGACTTCGCGTCACGCTTAAATAATGCTTCAGTAGCAATTCCTCCATAAACTGGATCGTCCTCTAATCCTTCAGCGTCACGATCTTCCCACAACCCTCCTCCTAAAGAGAACTTCACAGTCCCGAAACCAGCCTTTGCCGTCGGTGTTGCCATTTCATCGGCAATTATTTTTTCCTCGCTCCTGATCGCTTCTTTGTTGCGTTCAGCAAAACCTGAGACATTGACGTTTCGTTTCCAGATAGGTGGTTGCATAGAAATAAATTTAAAGTTGCGCGACTGGGCAATTTAACGGGGTCGCATCTCCGCAATGAACGTGGTCTGCCCTAACCAAAATGTTTACTCAGTCGGGAATTTGTAAGTCCCTGTTTTTTGAGCCTTTGCAACATTCGCAGCGACCTTTGCAGCGAATCGCGCTTTCTCTTGCTGAGCCTCGTAATCTTTTTTGTTCCTGTCGATGTTTCTCTCAGGACCGACGTAACGTCCAGCCTGATACAGACCTTTTTTCTCGTCTTCTCGAACACGATCGATCTCATACTGAGTCCGACCTAACACATCTTTAGTAGCGTAAGAACTAACAAGGTCTTTCTCTTCTTTGGTAGCATTCCCAGCCTGTGCGTTTTTCTGTGCCTTGTCATAATTGATGAAATCTTTGTCGGGTGTCCCGCCAGTAGCAACGACACGACCTTTATCCATGTCATACTTCGTAGTGAATGGTCGAGGAGCGTCTGGACGATCGCGAAGCATAGGAGAAGTTACTACGTTTTTAGTAGTTTGCTCAGCCGCAGCTTTACCAGAATCCGATTCATCCGCGACAACGGTTGCCTTTGGAGGACTCGATACTGAATTTGCAACGACAGAAGCTCGAGTCGGAGAAGATTGCTTTTGCTCCATTCCTTTAACTTCTTCAGACACAGCTTTCTTCTGCACAGGAGGGGTGACGGTGGTAGGCGCTGGCTGACCCATTACTGGAACTGAACTGCTAGGCTTAGCTGTAGTGGCGCTACTGGGTGCTGGAGAACCAACCGTGGCAGGGATCGAAGTCGCTTTTTTAAGGGAATCTGCCCGTTTAGCAGGTGACGACCCAGAAGGTTTAAAACCTTTCTCTCTAGCCGCCATTCGATCCGTATACAGATCAGAAACCTGCTCAGCATTTTTCACCACTTCGTCCATTGTATAAAATTTACCTCCTTGCAAATTATTTTTTGGGTTCCATGCTGGTGAAGGAGTTGGATTAGTAGCCTTTCCACTCTTCGCAGGAGTGACGGTTGGGGTAGTGTATGTCTGAGGTGGGTAATATCCTGCCATAATAGTTTTTCGTTAGATTTAGTTAAGCCATTGCTCGATTGTAGCGCTTGAAAGCACCAGTCTTACTGGCACCCTCGTCCTTGCGATTCCCAAATGTAGACTGGGTCATAGAATTTCCTCCAGCCTTGATCATTGGAGGAGAAATTGAAGAAACCATAGGCTCAGCTGGAGAGAACCCGTCAGTCGATGGAGCAGACGAATCAGCTTCCTCAATAGATCCTGTCCCAATTCCGCCGATCTTAGGGGTTCTTGCGGGACTAGCGACCGAAGTTCCAGTTGCTGGCTCAGCGCCAGACGAAGAAACACCAGTCGAAACAGGGGTAGGTGGTCCTTGCATGATCGATCCTTTCTGCCCAGCCTGCGCTGGGGTCGAAGAAACACCAGTCGAAACAGGGGTAGGTGGTCCTTGCATGATCGATCCTTTCTGCCCAGCCTGCGCTGGGGTCGGGGGGGTCACAGAAGTTGTTGCCTGAGCAGCTTTCTCGCTCGGTGACAACATGTCGGTCGTCGCACGCTTCGCATACTCGTCCTTCCACTCGGGTGCAGCATTCCTCCAAACCTCGTTCTGAAACTTCATCGCAGCTTGGTCTCGGGTCATCCCCTTCATTGGTCCTTTCAAATATTTGAACACACCTTTGTCGTCATTATTCAGTCCTCCGCCTTGGGAAATCCATGTAGAATAAGCATGTGCATAACCATTCGCTGTCGCAGTCATGCGACGACAAATACATTAACGCATAAAAGTTGCAACAACCATTTCCTGCTCCACCAAAAAATTCCTTAGAATCATTAATGCATAAAAGTTGCATTAGTGGTCAGGGGGTCAGGGGTTCACGTCAGGGGTTAACCTCTTTTGACCCCCTGCTATCGGGAAAACAAAAACCCCGCTCGGCGCTATGATTCCGAGCGGGGTAGTTCTCCTGCCGTCATCACGGAGTGCGAACACTTATTTCCGTCGGCTGGCTTCGTTTTTGTGGAGATTGGTTGTAGGGGTGGAATTTGAATCCACATACTCTACGTCATGAGCGTAGCGTCTTACCAGTCGACATTCACCCTGCTTTTGGTGAGAGTTACACTGCTACTCACAAGCGTTCCCTATTCTTCAGAGACCAATACACTGCGGATTATCCTCCTCAATGCGCGGAGCTGATCTTAACCTCACAATGGCTAATCACGTGTGACGAGGCAACAATCTCAAATCAACGGGGTTTGTCAATCAGAAATAACGTCCATTTTCATCTTCGCGCATGTAAGAACGAATCAGTCGAGAATGGAAATGCAATTCGTTGGGTGATAGCTTATTCCCAATCATCGCAACGCCGAAATAATGCCAGTTCAAAGCATTCGCAATTCTCCGCAAAACGCGCTTTTTGTTAGGGTGCTTTTTCATCTTGTTTTGATTTTGCGTAAATCGCCTCACAATGCGCCACAAGCTCGCTTTGCATCAATCGCGCGCTGCCATCGCCAACAGCGCGGCGAATGTCGGCAATCAGGAAAAGCGCGGCAACAAGTGACCCGTTAGCGTCTGACAGTCTTTTCTCAAGATCGGCGTTTTCTATTTTCAGTTTTTCAATGTCGTTCATTTTGTTTTCAGTGTTTCAGCTTGTATTGAAGTGATTTCCAGCATGACGGCATCCATTATGTCGCGCACGATTTGACTTACTGTGCCAGAAGAATATCCATCTGGAATCTTAAACATCGTTTCTAGGTTTTTAATTGCTGACTCTCTTTTGCGATCAGCCATTGATTGTATTTCTTCTGGTGTGTTCATTTTGTTTCTTTCGTTGTTCCATAATCATCAAACACTATGCGTCCCGTCACCTCGACCGACACCTCTCAATCCTCTCTGCCATTCACGGATCTCGGGAGGAATAAACATCGCTCGCATAGGGGTGTAATACGGTGTCGAATGGTCGAGCAAATGATACCCGATGCACAGACCCATCACCTGATCGTCGTGCTTTCCCGATGCAGCTGCCGCACGACCGCTGGCTCCTATCACGAACGATCGCATCTCCTTCACCGTCCACGGGCACCTCACGTCAAACCCTACACCAATGTCACCACTCCCACTCTCGCGAATCGCAGCAGCAAATTTATCGATGATCATTCCTCGGTTCGTCTGGTCTGTCTTCCATCCGTAGTATTTCGTCTTCTCATCGGTCCGACGATTGATCTCGGTCCGCTGGTAAATATTCGCACTTTTCAGCTTCAGTAGCTCGACCAGTCCGTTGTCTTTGTTCATCTCTGGCACGATCACGCAATCACCATAATACTCGGATGCCATCGATAACTGCTCAGCCAAGATGTCGGTGTCCCACCTGCATGCCATCGTGTCCCGATCCTTGTGCAAAGAACACCTACACGCAATCGTCGGCTCGACCCATGCCCCGTCCAAGCCACGATACCCAGCACGCAAAACAAATGCACCGTGACTGTCTGGATCAAGACCTGATGTCTGCGAGTCACCAGTCGCTGGGTCGCACGCTACCAAGTATCCAAGACCGTCGCGCGGTGACTCCTGCATCGTCCACATCGATTGGTCATACGGTAGGTCAGTCCACACCACCGCACCGTCAGAACGCCTAACAAATTCACCATGCTTCCACCCAGCCAGATCAGCTCTCTTCTGCTGGCGCTTCAGCGCTGCATTCGAAAATTTCCCTCTACCAGACTTCAGGAAAGCAGTCACCTCATCGAACGGATAGTCTTCCTGAAACTTCTCAAAGTCCCTGTTACATTCCTCGCGAATTGCCCAGCGCATCCACGCTACCTGCCACAGGTCAAGAGACCACTCAGCTGCCAAATCACGCTCCTCGGTCGTCAGGTCGCTATCGTCCACGATCCCTTCCCGAACTGGGTCACGTCGTGAGTCGGCAAACTCAAACCACGCAGCAAACACTCGTATCGTCCCTGCCTTTCCTGCCTTCGCTTCCTCAAAAGTCACGGCTCCATCATACTTCGCATAGAAGTATCCAGTCGCACCGTGCGCTGTCGATTCCTCGATCACGATCGTGTCTGGCTCATCAGGAACGCACTTCAGCAAACCTGCCACCACGTCGTCTGCGTTCGCTACACCCTCGTCAGAGAGGTAGGCGACCTCGGTCAGGATCAAAACCTGATACGTGCCCGATCGTCCCGCCTGAGCGTTCCTGAGCGTAATGCGCTCCAACGTAGACCCGTTGTAAAACTTCGCCTCGGTCGAATTGATGTCGCATCTCCCCTTGTCACCTTCGTCGTAGTCGACATACGTCTTGAAAATCTTCCACATGTTCGACGCTTGGAAGTGCGAACCACCAGCGAACAAACCACGACCGATCTTCGCCATCAACCGACGATACGCGACCGCTACACTGAAAGTCGTGCTTCCTTTCTGACGTGGTTTCAAAGCAATGATCCGACACGGAACACCGTTCTCATGGCACCACTCAACGATGTCACTGATCCGCTTCTGATACTCGTTAGGCTCGGCATCTGCGATCGCTCCTGACTTCGTTCGGATCTTCCCAAACGCTGCCAACCATCCTGCGACGTTCCACAGAACCCCGTCGCGTATCGCTCGTATCATGCTCATTCGCTCACCTCCAGTAATGGCATCGATCTAGCCATCTGTTCGTAAGACCTGAGACCTATCTCCCACAACGACACCTTTACTGTTCCTGTATCAATCATGGCAGGAACCTCGCTCTCTTTAACTTGCTCCTCTTGCCCTTCAGCAAATGCAGGTAACCGTTAGAACATCCGTCCTTGTGGCACCCTACTGGGTGGTCGCTGCGGTGCAGCTGGACCGCTGTCCCACACGTCGGGCAATGCCACCACAACCGATCTTTAGACCTAATAAATCGGCAATAGACCTGACCAATGATCAAGCCTAATCCGATCGCTACCGCATACTTCACCAATTCCTCGTTCATGCTTCAGCTGGTTCCGTTCCTAGCACCCTCGCACGCAGCTCATCATCGGTCGATGCAGCATACGACTCAGACCCTGCACGCATGGCGAAGAACACCCACTTCTCCACCGCTTTCAGATCATCCTTCAACGAGTCTAACGGGTTTGGCAACCGTCGGATGAAGTCGTCGAGGGATACGTAAAGCACCAACACCGAGTCGGCATTGTGCTTGGTTAATTCAAGCGCACCAGCGTGGATGGCTTCGATCAGTAGTGTCTGCACTGCGTTCATAGTTCGCAAACCATCGCTCATTCAGCCGACTCTGCAAGCATTAAATTCACTCGTCCGAATGCACCCATGGGCAGCACTGTCTCAGCCGTCTGGCTGGGTGCCTGAGCTTCCTCAGTGCCCGTGCCTCCACCTGACGGATGCGCTCACGGGTGACGCGCAGCTGACGACCTATCTCCTCGAGGGTCCGAGAGTATCCGTCACCGAGACCGAACCGAAGGACTAGCACCTCGCGCTCACGGGGCAGCAGAACCGACATCTGATCCCAGATGAATCTGGTATCGATTTCAGAGACGCTGTCACCACAGTAATGGCGCTCCTCAGCAACCTGCTGAGCCTCGTCGCAGGACAGGTCTACGACCAGTATCGAAGCGTCGACAATGACGTGCCTGAGACCTAACGCCTTCACTATCTTTCGTGCTTGAAGCACCGTCGCTGGGATCCTCCCGTGCATGATGTTGTCCATCACCGTCACCGCTATCCTCGACTGTCTGGAGAAATCCTCCCAGCTCAGTCCCGTCTGATGGATCGCAGCCTTCAGCGCTGCGTTCTCGCTCTTTGTTATTGTGTTCATCTTGTTAGAATTGTTTTCACGCTGCTCATTCCCCAGTCGCCACCTTGACGTGTTGGGATTGCCCGAGCGTTCAACTCGGCTGCGATCTTCGCGTAGCTCATGCGCTTGTCCTGACCTACTGGTTTGCGACGAAGCGAGCGCATCAGGTCAATGATGTCCTGCTCTCCTGCGTTGAACCCATACGGCTTCTGACCCTCGCACTTGCCTGTCTCTTCACGCTTGCGCTGCCGTGCCGCGCGGAGCTTGCGGACCAGACTGTTTTTCTCCAGCTCAGAGAACACCGCTTGCATCTGGATGATTGCCTTCTTCATCGGATCTCCCTGAATCGCAGCGGTGATGTCTTCACCAGTGTCGGCAGAGATCAACGTGATGCCTTTCGATGCGAGGAACACCAAGATAGCGTCCTGCACGACGTAGGCTCGAGACAGACGTGTCAGGTTCTCAACGATGATCGTGCGAACCCCGTTGTCGAGGATCGCTGAGATCATGTCTTGAAACGCTGGACGGTCACTCCACGTTGAGTCTCCAGTAACACCCTCCTCGACATACTCGGTCGAGATGGTGGCTCCCATCAACTTCGCCTGACGATCGATAGCTGCACGCTGACGGGGGAACCCGTCGCCTTCGATCTGACTTTTCCCGCTAACTCTGAGGTATGAAAATGCTTTCATGCGTTGATAATAATAGAACCAGCGAACAAGTCAAGCATTTTTCTGAAAATAAATGCTCATAATTTGTTCCACAGGACATTTTAGCCATCGATCGTGACCTTGTCGTCCGCCGCATCGAGCGCCTTCCGAAGTGCGGCACGAAGTGCTGGTGACTTCGCAAGACGATCCATCATCCCATTCTCGCTGTCAGCGTCCACGTTGACCGTGACGACCTCTTGGCGCTGGACGGGTAGACCGATGGTGTATGCGAGGTAGAGCTTGGCACCTGCCTCCTGCGCTCGGTAGTCAGGGATCTCTCCCTCACCCTTACTGAATCGAGTAGCGGTCAGCAGCGACGAGATACTCTCGGCGACCCGCTCGGGACTGATGCAGTGATTGATCGCATTGATGAATGATTTACTGATGGCACTCGGTGACACATCTTCGAGAGTTTTCCCCTCGAGACGACGTTGAGCATACTGTTCTTTTTTTACGGCTTCGATTCTGGCAAGTTCTGACATGAGGCGCTTTTACGATTTCTCGGTGGACGTGTCAAATAAAAAAGCTACGTGCGCGTCACGCACGCGCGAGGGCTGGACATAAGTTTTTAGCCGACCCCTCACCCGATCGCGCAACAACTGTTCAGTTGATCAGTATTAAAACGAATGTTTAAATCAAATGATTAAGAGTTCGCCAATTGCGTCAGGATCCAATTTAAGGCATGGTTGACCCGTCTTGGGTGTGTCGAGATGGTTATCCCCCTGATACGGTCGTGGCGACCCCGTGGCGCTAAACTGGCGAGCTACTGATTTGAGATTGGTGATTGCTGATTGGTGTTGTTGGCTGATGATTGATTGGTTGATTGGTTGGTTGATTAATTGTTGATTGATTGATGATTGATTGATGATTGATTACTTTATCTACTCTATACTTATCATTATAGTATTACATGTATTTGTTAGTGCCCCCCTACAAGGGGGCACACAATACAAATACATTAAATAGACAATAGTAAATAGAGAATAAGAATAATAGAGAGGATGAATATTTATGATTGACGTTGGGGAAAAAATAGATAATTGGATGGGCATGTCGGACATGAACAAGAGAGTGAAATTAACGGACGAAGAGAAAAGATTGAAGAGGAATGAGTTGTCGAAATTGTATCGGCAGAAGCACCCAGAGAAAGCTGCCGAGTATACTCGGAAATGGATGGAGAAGAACCCTGAGAAACTGAAAGAAAATGCCGAGAGGTGGAGGAAGAACAATCCAGAGAAGGCAGCTCAGAACCAGAAGGTCGCGCAGAAAAAAACGCGATTAAAAAAAATGAATACTGGTGATTGGGTGAAGAATGAACTGATCAAGTTGGCATGGCTGAAGGAGAATGAAGAGGAGCCGAGATACCCGAGGAGGATCGCGAACTGGGCAGGTGGTGCTATCGATCGGATAGACTGTGACGAGCTGTCTCGGTGTCTGGTCGATCGTCAGTTGGTGATGAGATCCAGACGTGACCGAGTGGAATTATTTTCGGTAACGAAGTGCGGACGTGGTGACAAACCAGTCGACGTGGTGATTGTTGGATGGAATGGATGGATGACGAATCCTCGGGGTCTGGATAAATTGCTCACCGAGTTCGGGATGGGTAAGGTCGATTGGGATGGGCTGGACTGGACGGTTCCTGATTACTGGTTAGCGAAGCCACTGAGGAATGTGTTAGGTCATGACCTGACTCGGATTCGGTTAGGTGATAAGTGGAAGGGATGGAGAATCAATCAGAAAGAATTGCACTACTGGCTGATCGAGAAGAAGTGCCGACTTGAGACGTTTGTCGACGATGCATCTTGGGGATTCGAGCTGGTGTCCGAGGATGTTTCTGTTAGACGGTTTTCTGTCATCTGGAGTGGGATTGAGGTGTCTCGGGACGATCTGAACGGTGTTGTTGAGTGGGTTCGGACATTGATGGAATAATGGCTGGCAGACTATTTTCAGTTTTCTGTAAATAAATATTGATAACGTAAGTATTTCCGCTATGGTTCACCTGTCACCGCGAGTGACCACAATATTATGAACACTACTACCGACACATTGACGACAGCATCGAAAGTTAAAAAAGGCGAATACGTTCGCTTCTCCAACACTGACACAGCACCTGTCTGGGTCAAAGGTGATTATGACCGCTCTTCGAAGAAGCACAGCTTCTCAAAAGCAGATGACATGAACCGTGAGGTGTTCCTGAAATCAACAGCGAAAGTTTTCGTTGGTTTTGAATATTAATCCCTAACACAGACCGAACTACTAACACTAACGAAACACAATATGAAAAGAACACGGATGCTAACATACTGCGAAAATTTACGTGACGTTATCACGATTCACGAACTAGTCGATAATTCAATTATCGCCACAACTTTTGACAAAGTCACTGGCAATTGCACATTTATCACCGACATGGATAGTGAGTGCCGCAAGATTCTTGACAATCACGCAGATACAGTGGTTTGCAGATAAACAACAAACAGACTGTAACGCGCTAATTTTAACACAACCAAACCGAACCAAACCAAACAACACAATATGAGCAACAACAACATCGAACTCGAAGCCATCACAACAGTAGCAAACGCAGTTTACATCGCCTTTTATGCGGCGATAATGAACGCACCAAACACCCCAGAATTCAATCGCCTTCGCGAGGTCAATGATGATCTCCGCAAGGCGATTGTTCGTGCAAAGAATCACTCCGAACCTGTTAAGTCAGTCACTCAATCAGTCGCAGACACCGTCTGCAATATTATGCTCGGTGAGCGCTTGCCAGTCGACCTGACCATTCGGCACTCAGAGCATGTGCAAACCATTCCAGCAGGTCGGATGTTTACACGCACGCTATGCCGCGATGTAGGGGTCGCGTTGTTCGAGGGTCGCACCGTTTACGGAGACGGATGCGAGAAGTTTCTATCCCCATTGGCTAAGTTGGTTCAAGCACTGCGTGCGTAATCTCTAACCACCAACTACTATGAACACCGTATCCGATATCCGAGACCAGAAAGCACGCATGAGCGGAGATCACGAAGCGTGGATTAAAGGAAAGCAAATCGCAGCATACGAAGCAGCGCGTAAAGCATACCTGCAAGCCAACCCAGACGTGGGCACGCTGATCCGCGACGGGGTAGAGATATTCTACCGCAACCTAACACCTTTGCACCTTGGTCAGACCAAGGAGTTTTACCCATCCACCGTGATAACACAATGAACAGACACCTTATGTATCTTCCTATGAACACCACCAGTGAGTTCCAGAACCAGTTCCAAAGCATGCTCAAGACAGCGATCTCCGACAAGGCACGCGAATTGGCTGCTGGAGGCACTACAGGGATCAGTATCGTCAACCTGAGCCAGATTGTCATGAACGACGGTCTGCGCTACGCTGACGGGGCACCTCGCGACCGCAGCGGGTATGTCAGAGAATTCGAGTCAGCAGTCCGCGCGGCAGATTTACCAATTGATATATTATGAACAAACACACACCGAAAAATTGGGTAGTAAACTACCGTGAACCGTCCTCCATTGGCAGGGCATTCTGGGAGATCACTGACGGCTTAGACAAGCCGATAGCATTTGTCACCGAACCGCAGCCAAGATCCCGCGAGGAGATGGCTGCTATAGCTAAAGCGAAAGGAGGGGCAGCGCTATGATCCTAGAACTAGCTATTTCAGGAGCCGCATTTGGGATTCTTGGAGCCTATTGTCTAGCAAAGGCAGCTTCGATGAAACCACCTAATCGAGGGATCCAAGTTGGCGGCGTTAAGCCGTTTGAATCGCGCAGTATTCAGAATAGGCTGGCACTTGGACTGCTGGCACAAAAATCTAACAAAAACAAGAAAAAATAATATGAGTGAAAAAGAAATAACAACAGACAACGGTGGGTCGGCGTTTCCAACAACTGGCTTCGATAGCCCAAATCATGGGTGGCAACACGGGCAAGAAGGTATGACACTACGCGACTACTTCGCGGCGGCGGCTTTGACTGGAGAGGTTGGCGGCGAAGATTTTGGTGGTGAGCTAGCACAACTAAGAAGCCATGAAAACGCAAGGTTGATGGCGAGGAGAGCATATATGCTAGCGGACGCAATGCTGGCAGCAAGAAAGGAGGGCAACCAGTCATGAGAAACGTAAACTGTCCGAAGACAAAAATCTACGTTCGCTGCGATGCGTTTGGTGGGTCTCCTGAAGAGTTTGAACCAGCGTGGTTGGTGTCCGTAAGAGCGATGCGTAACCGACCACTATGCTTCCAAGCATGGATTGAAAAGTATGCAGCGTGCTACGACAAGATTCCACCTCAGTGTATCTACTGGTATAAGCCTGACGCAGACCACAAAGCGCTACCACTTCACAAGATACAGATGTGGGAGTGCCTCTCTGGATCTATCGAAATTTGGCGAAAGGATCAACTCAACGATGTTCCGATGCTAGTGAACCTCGGAAAGGGTATGGATCCAATCGGAGGTCATTATTGGTTTACTATCGACTTCCTGCCCGAAGGACAGGCTCAAGGATTGTTTGACGTGGGCGACTCCGAGCTGCTCGAAGAACACAAAGAAGGTAATGTGATCAAACTGGACAACGGGCAGATTGCAATCTACCCAAACAACCGACTCAAATGGCTTCCAGTATCTCTGACAGGAAAAGAAGCACCGAGCGCAATTCCTCCGTGGGATGTGGCAACCAACGCCCAATGGGACGAGTGGTGGGCAGACTCAGACGAAATCTTGGGGGACGCAAAATGGGCATATTAAAAATTATGAACGCAACATACGGACTAGAATTATTCGAACTCGCACTCCGCAAAGAGACCGAGTCAATGACCGAGGCAGAGAGAGCGGTATACGCTCAGCTGTCCGAACACCCAGTCACTCAGAAGCAGATAGCTGAGAGTGAGCGCTGGATAGGCACACACCCTTGGCATGATGGATACGAGTCGGACACGACTACCAGAGCTGTTAGGCAGATAGTTCAGGATCTCAGGACCAAGCACAAGGTGCCTGTGCTGTCAGACCGTCGTGGCTACTTTTTCAGTAACGACGAAGAGCAGCGTAAGGCATTTCTCGAGAGGCATGTCCGCAGTGCGACAGCGTCGATGAAGACATCGATCGAGACATACAATTCGATGAAGCACATCGTCGGAGAGCATGCATTTTTTGAATCGATGTTAGAACTCATAAACCGTGAAGACAACAGCCAAGCACAGGAAAGCCCAGCGTTGCCTGATGCGGGATGTTCGGACACACCGAGAACAGATGCTAAAATGTTTCCCGCATGGGCATGGGACACGCACACAATGGAATACGTGCCTCACGGCATCGGATTTCCTGCCGAGGATGCCCGTAAATTAGAGCGCGAACTAGCAGCAGTCACCGAGCAGCGGGACACGCTGGCAGAGGCACTCCGAAAACTAGCTGATTGCGATTGGGTAATTACACTGCCAGATCGGATGGACGCAGTAAGAACTATCGCCAACGAAGCCCTCCAATCCATAACCCCGAACGAACTATGAACACAGACACACCGAAAATAATACAATTACTAATGTCACCGAATGACTCCGTATGGCAAGGCGTGTTGCTTGGTCTTGGAGATGATGGAGTTACATATCATTGCCAAGGGGATACATGGCAACCTTACATACCTCCGTTGAATCCACAAGATAAAGCAGCCGAGCTTGCCTCCTTCACCGAGCAGCGGGACGAAGCGCGAATTGAATTAGAGAAATACACAACTGACAGCGAAGACGATGCGCTTTATAACGTGCGAAGATTGCGTAAAGAACTAACCGCCGTCACCGAGCAGCGGGACGAAGCGCGTCGCCTTGCCGAGAAATACCGCCACTTATCATGCGACAGCCTAGAGGAAGCCGATGAAACGCTGCTGCCTTGGGAAATAACAACCCCGAACGAACTATGAACACACCAACCGACTCCGAGGCGTTGCCTCTCACGACTTGTTCGTCTTGTTTGAATTGGGAGCCACGCCAGAACAGCGGCATTGGTGACGGATACTGCCAGATCTTCGATAAATTCACCGATCCTGACCACGGCAAACGCTGCACCGCATTTGAGCCGAACGCACAAGCAAAGCCATGAGCCATTGTGAAAACATCGACGGAAAGTGCGGAGCGTCGTGGTGTGACTGCGACTATCAGCGGCGTAAAAAGTCAGTTGGATCATTGGCTTCTGCGCCTTGTTCGCGGTTGCGGATACCTCGCCACCTGCTCGAACTGCGCATTCGCAACGCCATAGCCGACAAGGAAATGGTAACGGCGATGGCAAACCGTGACCTGCAATGCGGGGACGGGTGGCGGTGCGACTATGCCGAGTGGCATCGTGAAGTCTCAAAGGAGATCGAGGAACTATTCATTCTTTCCGCGAACAGCCAAGCACAGGCACGCCCAGCGTTGCCTGATGCGGAATGTTCGGAACAACCAACAAACGAAACAAAATGAACGACACACCGACACCGAGGACGGATGCTGAACACGCTCAATTTCCGATGGGAGGATTTACGTTAGACTTTGCCAGAAAACTTGAACGCGAGCTTGCCGCCGCACGGGAGGAATTAGCCGAACTAAAGGCGGAATACGGAACGTGGTGGGCGCAGAAACGCATCGCAATTGATGAGCTAAAGGAAGTCACCGAGCAGCGAGACAGGCTGGCTGAGGAGTTGAAAAATATCAAATGTGCTTTTTGCGGGGAAACGCAACAAACAGAAAATGAAAAAGCATATTGCCAAGAGTTTAGCAATACACTAGGTGAGTTACCAACTATGGCTATGTGGCTACTAACTAAAAGGAAGCCATGAACCTAGAACTCTGGCAAATCGTCGGCAATCAAGGAGGTGATCGATGAGCGACCAAAGCATAAAACTGTTAGAAAAGATCCTCGACAAGGCAAAATCTCTAACGAAATAGAACTTTCTTTCGTTGTAGAATATAGGATTTTGAAAATACTTGTTTACAACGGAAGCGTTTTTGTTATGTTTCGTTTGTCGCCGCGAGCGACACCAACAACACTAATCAAAACACATTATGAAAACTACAATCATCCACGTCGATCACCGCAAAGTTGAAGTCGAAATCAGAAACGCTCCAAACGGTCGCAAGCTTGTAATCGCTATTCGCGATGCGGGTGCATCGGAAATGTGGGATCAAAAACCTAATCCGATTGGCGCATATATACGCCAGCAGTGGAATAAAACTTACATCTACAAGCGTTGCGCGGGATGGGTATCCCTAAGCGCATCGCAAATTGGATTTCTTGACGAAATTACAGTCTAACTAATTCAAAAACAGGGGCGCGGCTGAATACGCGCAACCGAAACACAAAATTATGACAATCACAAACGCAATTAAAAAAGTTACCAAGGCAGGTTTCAAAGTCACACAAAATGGGAAACGCTATTCAGCAAAAAAAGATGGCATAAATTATCTTGTTGAGTTTTCACAAAACGGCAGTGAAGACATAATCACCTGCATCGGAGTGCGTCACAAAAACGATAATAGCGATAGTCAATGCGACTATTGCGCCACGATTTTTACTGATAACCTATCGCAAGCAATCAGACTTGCTCACTAACTAAAAATATGGAACCAGAAGCCGCCGCCGCGAGAATATGCTGCGAGTATAATCTCCTAGCAGAAGACTCGGATATTAAGACTATCTGCATGAGCGCTGACGACCTGCACAGTCTAGCGCTTGACTGGCAGCGCAAGACCAAAATCCTTCAGGATCTGTTAGACCACGTAGCTGGAATTCAATCTAACGTAAACGACTTAGCCAAGATTTTAAAATCATGAACGACACCAAGACAAACGAGGAAATGATCAGGCTCCTTCTCACACCGATCAGCGAACTGAGCAAAGACGAAGTGTCATTCTTCGTCGGGAACAGGGAGCTTCTAAGAAATCTGAGGAATTCTCCAGAGTATTATCGGGGTCTTGCTGCGGATCTCAGGACGAAGTCGGTAATCCCTAACGGGATGCGTCTCACTGGTCTCACAGAACACGTCACGCATGCCAGTGGTAAACGCAAGACAGTATGCACGTCGGCTGCTCTGGCATTCTTCAACGTGCCACCAAGCGCATACCACTACAGTGGTCATGCAGAGCAAGACAACGCAGTCCTGCGCAGGCACGGCTGGAGTGCCCGTAGCCGTAAATCAGCGTTCAAGGTGAAGGGTGGCAAGGCATCGCTCGCCAGCGTCATCAGGGGCATCAAGGATCGAGGAGAAGACGGGCACTACAAGCTCAGCATCAGACTGACCAAGGGTCAGGGATACCACTGCATCGTGATCGACTCCAAAGGCAAGATCGTAGTCGACACTGCGAGCAGCGCCACCACACCTCGCGCCACCGTGCGTGACATTTACATCATTCAACGAATAAAAAAATAATTATGAACACACGACCAATACACGAAATAGCGTCCGAGATTTATCAGGACTGGGGAAGCAAAGTGAACTTCGCGGCGAAGCCATACCTGAAGGCGATGACCTTCTTGGACAAGCCGACGGACAAATACATCCACGACAGCGGCAGAGACATCGTCCTGCGCTTCCTGTGCAATGCCACGACCTACCGTGGAGAAACCGCACGACGGGTGAAGGCAGAACTTAAAAAACTGTTAGGGATTTAACATGAAAACCAAGCCGATGAGAATCAAAGCTTTCTGGTCACTTTACGGTGTCCGCATCCACCGTGCAGGTCGCAACCTAGACCTCGGTGGAGGCGATGGGGCTTATCACGTAGCAGCTTTTAATTTACTAAATCTGTTAGAGAGAGAGTGCTACACTGGCGAGATTGAATTTTACGGAAATTGTTCAAAAGAAGTGGAAAAAGAATTCAACGAATACAAGTCAATCGGCTGAAACCATTTTAGAATATAGCGAAAATAAATGAAAATAATTATTTACATCGGAAGTATTTTCGCTATGATGAGCGCGTCAACCAACAACATTATGAACACACCTACGAATCCAACAGCAGCACAAATTGCACAATACACAGCAACCGTCACCCAAGTGGGCAAAAAATGGGTGCATACTTTGATTGACGAAAATGGACAAGTGATTGCAAAGCGTAGCACAGACAACTGCACACCATACCGTGCAGCGTGTGTTACAGTTGTCACTCTTAATTCTCGCATTCACTCCCTCAAAAGAGAGATTGTAAAATCTCGTTCAAAGTCATTCATTGAGTCCTGCAAACACGACATTCAAGAAGCACAGGCAGATATTGCAGCAGGTGTTGATGGCAACCAGTATTTTGGTTTTATTGTTTCATGGACAAGAGGTCTTTCTGGGTCCGCCAGTTATGGATCAATCATTGCCAGACTGGTGCCATGCAAAGCATAAATCAACTAACATACCAGCACTCACCTCACCGATTGAATTCGGTGGGGTTTTCTGGGCGTAACATGAAAATACTAATTGCCAACATCCCGATCGGTCTTCGCCTTGCTCTCAAGGCTGGAGAATTCGCAGCAATCAGACTCAGCTCTGGAGCAAACAACAGTGTCTTGATCAGAGACGGTCGAGCCTACCAGTTCGAGAACACGATGCGCAGCAAGATGCCGTCTTTGCCTGCGACATCGCTACCAGTAAAAGTAAAAAGAGTCTCAGAAAAATCTATCACATTCGACCTATTGCCATGAACATCCTATCATCAAAACGTCGTGGCGTAAATGCCGCCCTGAACGCATCTCCCAGCCTGTCTGGAAACATGCGTCACGGGTCAACCACCTCTGGGCTACAGGAGCTTACACGCATCCTTGCAGCGCACGGTTTCAGCCTTGACATTGTCCGAGGAGATACCATCATCGGTGACCGAGGGATTGTCACCCTGCCATTCAGACCGACCTCGGACGACTCTGCCACGGAGCTGCCACAAGTCACTAATTCATTCGCGGTCTTTTCTTGGACGAAGCTCGACGAAGATCGCACTGAAGTCCTCGCATACCTCTCCTAACAACTAAAATTAATATGAAAATAACACAGCAATACGCAGACAGAACAGTCGGGATCATAGCCGCCCAGTCATACCTTGACGAGCGGTTCGCCCCGACCAATAGCAAGCTCGCCAGCGCCTTCATCACGGGTTTAGGCATTGGAATCATCATCGCGACCATCATCGGTCTGCTCGTCATCCAACCCAGCTAATGAAACCTAACAAAAACGCACAGGCACTCGGCGCTCTTGGAAAAGGCATCAAGAAGACCATGACCAAGGCAGCGCTTGAGCAGCGCAAGGCTGCTTCCAAGAAGCCAAGGACCACCACTCCAACTAAATCAACAATTGCTCGCAGAGCAAAACTCGGAATCAAAAACAAATTATGAACGACATCATCGAACACCACACCAAGCAGGAGTCTGCGGCTCAGTCAGAGCTTCAGCAATTGAAAGATCGCGAGTTCAGTTTAAAGCTGAAGCTGCGGTTTCAGAAAGCTCCAGTCCAGTATCATAGCCGCCACGGTCGAACCCGTGCAGCTATACAACTAAGAATCTCCCAGCACGGTGCGCTCGCCAGCTACTGGGCAAACAAAATGAAGCGAGCCTAAAATTTTCTCTCGCCAGTGCTGAGGCGGCGACTCAGGATAAAGCCCTTGAATGGGACAGAGTGCCTGCCAGCGATGGCTTAAAAACATGACAACTGGCGAGAGATTCAAATCAAATAAATTATGAACAAAACATTACCACCACAAGAGGTCGAGGTGCTACCCACGCTCGAGATGTCGGAAGTCCCACAGGAGTTCCAAGTGAAGATTCGCGCCAGTTTCGGAGACCTGATGCACCAAGCTGATGTGCTTGTTACCAAGGCTCGAGAAATCGCAGCAATGGGAGAGTCTACCGATCAGGAGAAGCAGGCACGGGAGACCCGTCTGGCGCTCGTCAAGGTGCGGACTAGTGCCGAGAAAACGCATAAGGACATGAAGCAAGACATCCTTGTGCAAGGTCGTGCGATCGACGGGGCGAAGAACATCGTGATCGCTGCTACCCAGCCGTCCGAGAAGGACATGAAAGCGATCGAGGATCGTGCCGAGCTACGTGCCCAAGAAGAGCGCGACCGTCTGCACGCTGATCGATACGCTGAGCTGAACCAGTTCACGACCGCATACAACACACTCAGCCTCGGTCGCCTGACCGCTGAGGAGTATGCAGCGATGCTTGACAACAGCAAGCTGGCACACGAAGCCAGAATTGCCCGTGAAGAGCGCGAGAAGGCAGAGCGCGAAGCCGCAGCCAAGGCTGAGGAGGAAGAGCGCCAGCGCATTGCTGCCGAGCGTGTAGAGGCTGAGAAGAAAGCAGCAGCAGAGCGTGCTGAGCTTGAGGCTAAGGCAAAGCGTGAGGAGGCTGCTCGCAAAGAAGCTGAAGCAGTGATCGCAAAGCAGCAAGCAGAGGCTGAAACCGCTCGCAAAGCTGCTGCTGCGGCACTAGCCAAGCAGCAGGCAGAGGCTGAGGCAAAGCTCGCAGCAGAGCGTAAGTCTGCGGCAGCGGCTCTTGAGGCTGCGGCAGCGGCGATTGAGAAAGCAAAAGCTGAGGCAGCACGGCTTGCAAAGATCGAATCCGATCGATTGGCTGCTGCTCGCGCCGATTCCGAGGCTAAGGAACAGGCTGAGAAAAAAGCAGCCATTGCTCCTGACAAAGTCAAAATCGCTGAATACGCGAAAGAGATTTTAGGGGTCAGGTTGCCTACTGGCAGCACCGACGATGGGAAAGCAGCTTGCGCTAAAATCAGCAAGGTCATCGAAACAGCACTCGCTGAAATCCGAACCATTTACACAACACTAAAATGATACAAGAAGCACAAAGAAAAGGAGCCAAGGGAGTTTTCGGATTCGCTGGTCAATCGGGCACTGGGAAAACCTTTAGCGCACTCATGTTCGCGTATGGTCTCGCTGGCTGCGTCGGCAAGCGCATGGGATTTCTTGACACCGAGAACCGTCGAGGAAGTCTCTACGCTGACATCCTTCCAGATGGCGACCGATTCATGGCAATGGACATGACCGCTCCGTTCCATCCTCGCAAATATGTCGAGGCTATTGCGGAGTTCGAAAAAGCTGGAATCGACACCCTTGTCATCGACTCTATCTCTCACGAATGGGAGGGTCAAGGAGGCTGCTCCGACATCGCTCTCTACGGGGACTACACCGACGCTCAGTTCTCTGACGGCACATGGTGCGCGAAAGAAGCCAAGCGTGCCCAGTGGCAGGTTGCTAAGCGCGAGAACCAGAAGTTCGTGAACGCACTGCTACAGTCGAAGATGAACATCGTCGTCTGCCTCCGAGCCAAGGAGAAGTCCAAGGTCGAGCAAGACGGTGGTGTCAGCTCATTGGGTATCCAGCCGATCTGCGAGAAGAATTTCTCGTTCGAGGCTACCACTCTCTTGCTCATGCAGGACGAGGGTTCGTCTCAGAAGGTGCTGCGCTGCCCTTCGGCGCTCAGACCCTACCTCGGACGTGCCGATGACTACATCACGGTGCAGGACGGTCTTGCTGTGCGCGAGTGGCTACAGGGAGGCACTCCTATGACAGCACTCGACAGACTGCGTGCGCAGCTCCTCACCAGCGCTGGGGAAGCCAGAGAGGCACTGTGGAAGTCTCTGACCAAGGATCAGAAGAAAACTCTAACCGACGACGGCACAGTCGCTCGTTTGAAAGGTGAGACGGTATAATTTATGACTGACGAAGAAATTGAATTCTTTCAGCGTGAGAGCGCTGAAAGAAAGCGGATCAAAAAAATGGTTGATGACCTAAACGAAAGCGAGAAAGAGCGCAAGTCGTGGAGCAAATCACAAGAGCATAAAGCACCGTCAATAACACGATCCTATGCTGGCGGCAAAACATCGAAGGTCAAAGGGACTGGAAACTTTGACAGAGAGCAAATCAGATACGAAGGAAAATAATAACATGCAACCACAAATCATATACAACTACCCGAGAAAAAATTACTTCGCCCCTCATACTGGCGACCACAAGACACTGCGTGTCAGTAAGTCAATGCTTACCGACTTCGTGCCTAACCCAGCTGCGTGGCTGCTCATGCCTGTGCGCGAATACACAAAGGCGATGAAGTTCGGAAACCTCGTCGACTGCTTAGCACTGACCCCGACCGAGTTCGAGAACGAATACACAATCCTCCCATCGCACTACCCGTGCAAGCCGACCAAAATAGATCCTCGGGTAGAGAAACCGTGGAACGCTAATTCAAACTACTGCAAAGCTTTCGAAGCAGGTGTCGAGCTGGACGGCAAGCAAGCTGTGAAGCAAAGCGACTACCAGCAGGCACTCCAAGCGCTGACCATGCTCATGGCATTCAAGCCATACTCTGAGATGATGGAAGAGGCATCCACACAGGTTGCTATGTTCGGAGAGATTGTCGAAGAGGGATCTATGACCTTGGCTAAGGCGATGATTGACATCGTGCCTAACAAAGGGAAGTGGAAGAGCTGCCTCGTTGACATGAAGACTACCGCTGAGATGTCGGAGCATCACTTTGCCAAGACAGTCGCGAAGTTTGGATACCACCGTCAGGCTGCTCTGTATCTCGACCTGTGGAACGCATTGTCTGGTGAGAACCGAGACACGTTCTACATCGTATGGGTTCACAGTAAGGCACCTTACGAAGTGGCTATGAGACCGATCAGCGCCTCAGCAATTGCCGAGGGTCGTCGCTGGTATCGCAGCGCTCTTCGTCTCTGGAACGAATGCGTTACAACGGGAGTGTTCCCATCACCATGGGATGATATTGAGACCCCGATAGATTTGCCAGCGTTTGTCGAGTTGACATCGTTGGATGACGAAGAAGAAGAAGAAAACTAATACCAATAATTAACTAAATAGAAAAATGAGTAAAATATCACTAAACGATAAGTTAGCAGACCAAGAGGGTGGAGATTATATTCTCGTCCCTGTAGGCTACCACGCATTCACAGTTGAAAGCGTAGGAGACGTAGAACTGTCATCCAACGGAAATGAGTTTCTAACCGTTGAGCTGACGTGCGGAGGAACCAAGGTGAAGGACAAAATTTTCTTAGGTGAGAAATCACTGTGGAGACTTGCCCGATTCTTGAAATCTTTGAAGGGAGGAGAGAGTCTTGGAGACATCGAGTTCGTGCCTGAAAAGTGCAGGTGGATTGTCGGCAAATCTGGGCAGCTTTTGATCGAGCATGAGAGTCCGACCGAAGGCAAGTATGCAGGCAAGAAATTTGCTCGCGTGAAGACATACGAGTGGGGGAAAGTGGTCGCTGATCTTGATGAGGATCCAGCAGATGACGACGACGTGCCGTTCTGATCAATAAACGCTGGCATACCGTTTGTATGCCACCACACTCGCGCTCATTGCATTGAGGGCATCCTTAAACTAGATACTGGGTGAGCGACCTGAACAGTGGGTGCGAGTGTGGTAATAAAACTATCATAGCTCAGAGTAGAGCAGTGGGCTTATAACCCATTGGACAGTGAATTAACGACTCACTTGGTAGCTGTAATAAAATCCACACGCCTTGCCGACGTAATCGGCTAACAATTTACAAAATTATGAACAAAGAAAAACAAGAAGATGCAATTGCGATTGCAACGGGATGGGAGAACGCCTCTGTGGAGGCACGCCAATAACGACTATGAATACACCAACCAACTCCGAGGCGTTGCCTCCCACAAATTGTTCTCGGCGTTGCTCGCCGCAGCTATCTAGTTCCGAAACTACGGCATACCGCGCGGTGGTCGTTGATGCCGATCAAGACGTAATCTGGACGCGAGACGCTCAAAACAACGTCATCGGCTACACGATTACTAACCCAAAGCCCGTCGCGGGTATGAGGCACATTCTGGACGATGGGAGTCTCTCTGCGCTAGATGTCCAAATTCATTGCGAGAACAGCCAAGATCAATCAGCACGCAGTGACTGATTGCATCGACATGTTCGATAAAAATTATTATGAAACCAAGACCATACCAACAGGAAGGCATCGACCATATACGACGAGCATATGGAAAGAAAATCCGCAAAGTCTTATACGTCCTCCCGACTGGAGGAGGCAAGACCGTCACGTTCTCATGCATCGCTGCTGGTGCAGCTGTGAAAGGAACTCGGACATGGATCGTTGCGCACCGTCGCGAACTAGTGAACCAAGCGAGTAAGACTCTAACATCTTTCGGGATTAATCACGGGATCATGGTCCCTAAGTCAAAGCAGTGGACAGAATCACCAGTGCAGGTCTGTTCTCTCCAAACCCTTGTCGGTCGCATGTCGAAGGAGCAAGCTCCAAACTTTATCGTCTACGACGAAGCCCATCACGCTACGTCTGGAAGCTATGACAAGATCATGAAGCATTTCCCCGACGCTAAAATTCTAGGGGTAACAGCGACACCGTGCCGAACTGATGGCAAAGGTCTCGGTGATGTTTTTGAAGAACTGATCATCGGTCCTTCTACTGGAGATCTAACAAATGATGGATACCTTTCTTCGGCTAGGTATTTCTGTAGCCCACGAATTGCCGATTTGTCTGGCATAGCGAAGCGTGGCGGAGACTACGAACGAGAAGCGCTTGCCGAAGCGATGGATCAGAAGCTCATCACTGGTGACGCTATCGAGCATTACAAGCGTCACTGCGACGGTGTTCCGATGATTGTGTTCTGCGTGTCTGTAGAGCATGCCAAGCACGTCGCTTCCGAGTATATCATTGCAGGATACCGAGCCACCTACGTCGACGGTCAACTATCGGACGAAGAGCGTGCGTATCGACTCACGGGTCTCGGTGACGGAACCTTCCAAGTCGTCACCTCCTGCGACTTAATTGGTGAAGGGTTAGACATCCCCAACGTGGTCGCAGCACAACTCCTAAGACCGACGGAGTCGACAGGTTTGCACATGCAACAGATAGGAAGACCACTCAGACCAGTCTACGCAGCAGGCATGCCTCTGGACTCGGCGGAAGACAGGCTGGCAGCGATCGCGAACGGGGTGAAACCATACTCTGTGATTCTCGACCACGTAGGCAACTGCGGGTCAGTGGTCAATGGTCAGTGGATGACCAAGCACGGGTTCGCGACAAGCCCGAGGGAGTGGTCTCTGGACGGCAAGAAAAAGAAGCCAAAGCTCGAGCCAGACGTTCTTATCAAGTCGTGCCCAGACTGCTTCAGTGTCCATGCCCCAGCCACCTGCTGTCCGTTCTGTGGGCACGTCTACCAAGTCGTCAAGTCACGCACCGTTGAAATATCCAAGGGTGAATTGATAGAAGTCAAGGCACAGGAAGCACTGGCAAAAAAACAGGAAGAAAAAAAAGTTTTTACTCTGAAAGATCTCACAGAACTCGGTCGTAGCAGGGGATATAAAAATCCAGAGTTCTGGGCTAGAATGAAAATCAAAGGAAGAAAAAATATACGATGACACCATACATATCGACACATTGCAACAAGGGTAACCTCATAATCACAGACGACGAAGTTGTCTCACTGTGGACACCTTCGCCAGCTGAGCTTCAATGCTTAATAGCTGGAGGAAGCTTGGGAGTTAAAATATCAAAGGCAGAACAAGAGGTGTTTACTCTGATGCCAGACGATCAATCATACTATACTCAGGCTAAGTCGCCAGAGCATGCGATGGAGCTTCTGCCAATCTCAATGAGGCATTCATCCGATCTCACTAACATAATTAAAAAAGCGTTAGTTTTTCTAGCAGAGAAATTACCAAACGAAGAAAGAACCACTCTCATTTTAAATGAGTTCTTGGATCTAACAGCTCAACCAAACATCATAACCACACATGAATAAAATCGAATACACAATCAAGTTCTACCGCAACTCTCTCGCCGAGGGAATGGTTCCGAGAGAAGCCGTAATGCTATGCGCTGTCGCGCAGTTAACATCAACAGTCAAAGAATGCACCAGTCATGAGGTGACTGAGATTACTGGCGACTCACATCCATCGGTGACCTTGAGACGGATGACTTGGTGGCTGAATATCAGAGAGACGAAGAATGCGAAAAACAAAAAAGTATTCTACTACTCGCTCAAGGAAGACGGTGTGAAAAAACTTCGCAAGCTGATATTATGAGCCTAACAGAAAAAAATATACAGAACGAGATCCGACTGCACCTCAGTAAAGCAGGAGCTTTGTCACTTCGGTATCAGGTCGGTCTGTTTTACTCTCCTGCTGGAGACCCAGTGAAGATAGGGGAGGTAGGAGCCAGCGACCTCATCTGCTGCGTGCCAATACTCATTACTCAGGAAATGGTCGGGAAGACATTAGGAGTATTTGCAGCAATTGAGACGAAAAAGATAAACGACAAAACTGCAAAAGGCAGGAAAGAGTCGCAGGATAAATTCATCAACCGAGTCCAAGCCCTCGGAGGAATTGCTGGGATAGCACGAAGCACTGAAGACGTAGAAAAATTAATATCAGAAAAGAAAAAATAACCAAATGATACCAGAACAAGAAATTGAAAGAATCAGAGATCAATACGACATCGTGTCGGTTATAAAAAGATTCATTGAGCTAGATAAAAACAACACCGCTTGCTGCCCGTTTCACACAGAGAAGTCAGGATCGTTCAAGGTGAATGCCGAGCGCAAAACTTACAAGTGCTTTGGATGCGGTGACGGTGGAGATATTTTTGCGTTCGTCCAAAAATTAAAGATGGTGAATTTCAAGGAAGCTGCCGAAATTATCACTGGACACGTCATCGCCGACACATCTAACGGATTAAAAAATGGGCGGATTATTCTTCTCAACGACTCTCATGCAGACAGTAACGGGACAGCTCCACCAGTGAAAAAGCCTGCTCAAAAAACAAAGACTGCTGCCACTAACAAATTCGCGGCATTGTGGGAATCAAGGGTGGACAATCTAACAGAAGAGCAGGTGGACGCAGTCGCTGCCGACAGAGGTGTCGACTCGAGAGTGTTCCACTGGTTAAAATCTAAAAAGCTTATCGGCATCTTCAACGGTAACTACGCATTCCCAGTCTTTGACGACGGGGTCGTCGTGCGGTGCCACTACAAGGACAAGGCTAAGGGTAATTGGTTCTATGACCCGCAGGCAGCGGAGGGAACGTCAGCGCTGGTGATCGGAGATCCGAAAGCAGCGAACACAACATTCATTCTAGAATCTCAGTGGGATGCGTTCGCTGTCATGGCATCGCTGCGGCACTGGGAGCAAGAAAACTACTATGCCTACATTATCACGCGCGGAGCCTCTTCAAACACTGACGTGTCGGCGTTGATCGGGAAAACATCTAGGATCATCGCAATCTCTCAGAACGATCCAGAAACGAAAAAAGACAAGGAGGGAAAAACCCCCGCACAGAAATGGTTAGAGCGAGTTAAAGCATCGATACCACAGGAGTGTTCGTTCTCATACTCGCACGCTCCTGAAAAGTTCGAAGACCCGAACGACTGGATCGCGAAAGAGCAACCTACCTTTGAGGATGTCACCAAACAGTTCGTCGAGAAAGCAACGTCTCCAGATGTCCTTCCATTCTTCCGTATTCCTGACCTAACAAATTTCCCCCTTAAGGACGATCCAGACGCGATGATTGGAATCAAAAAACGCTACCTGTGCAGAGGTGGTTCGATGGTCATCATCGGTCCTTCTGGTGCTGGCAAATCAACCCTGATGACTGGCATGGCAATGGCATGGGCTATGGGCAGATCATGGAACGGAATTGATTGCAGACGACCGCTGAGACAGATCATTATCCAAGCGGAGAACGACAAAGGAGACATCGCAGAGATGGCTGCTGGATCAGTGTTTGCGATCAATCGAAAAGGGAAGCTTCAGGAGGAAGAATACAAGTCGCTGGTATCTAACGTAATTTTCGTCCCTGTGTCTGGAGTGACTTCCGCAGACTTCGTCAAGGTCGTCGAGCGCCAGCTTTTATTCCACCGTGCTGATGTCGTATGGATCGACCCAGTATTAAGTTATATCGGCGGAGACATATCAAAGCAGGAAGTCAGCAGTAACTTTTTTAGAGTCCTGTTAGACCCGATGCTGAAGCGCACTGGAGCGATCGCAATCCTGATGCACCACACTGGGAAGCCAGAGAAAACAGATGGCAAACCAAAAGCAGAGCGATCGGTAAAAGAATTTGCCTACAGTGGTCTTGGAAGCTCTGACATGGTGAACTGGGTGCGGTCGGTAGCTGTCCTCATGCCGACGGCAGAGAAGGGGAAATACAAGTTTATGTTGTGCAAGCGTGAGTCGCGTGCTGGAGCTATAGACTTCGATGGATCTCCTGACGTTGACACACTATATCTGCGGCAGGGAGGCAAGAACGAAGGTCTGTCATGGACTCTGTGCCCAGCGCCACAGGAAGAAGTCGAGCCACTTAAAAAAGGAGAGAGAGAGACCCTTAACTTTTTTGACTGCACCTTTCCCACCATGTTCGAAGAGTTGATAAATCAACTGATCAAGGTTCGCAAAATCACAGCTCCAAAGGCGAGGATGCTGCTGAAAAAAGCAATCGACTTCGATGTCATTCACTGTCCTCAGAGGAACGGGATGTGGGAGATAAAGGGACCACCAACACCAGCATATTCAAACGATGAAAGACCAGCGTTTTAAAAAGAAGGCGAAACAAAAAATCGCCAGACAAATGAAGTATCACCACTTTTCGATCATCAGATTGTGGCGAGCCGTCAACCGTGGCTGGATGCTACGGGTAGAATTTCCTAGCCTAGTGGCTAACGAATACCAAGACTAACAAAAATACAAATACACATATGAGAATACCAGACATTGGATACGCAGTTGAAGCATTGAAACAAGGGAAGCGAGTTCGTCGAGCTGGCTGGAATGGTAAGGAGATGTTCCTCTTCCTGCTCCCCGCTTGCGATAGCATCCCCACGAAAGTGATACACGACCCCGCGCTTCGTGCGGTGATTGAGTCAGAAGTAGGAGGTGAAACTTTCGATGCCTTGGGAAGCATTCGAATGTTCACGGCAGACAAGAAAATCCTCACGGGTTGGCTTGCATCGCAAACCGATCTTCTGGCTGAAGATTGGGAAGTCATCGAGTAACAACCCATCCACCCTGCCCCCACGGGGTGGCACACCAACAATCGAATGAACCAACACCTCAAGAAAATAATCACCAAGATACGTCGTCAGCGAAGAGACGGAAGGTCTAACAAGAAAAGCATTCAAAAAGGACACGTCCACAAATGGAATCTCGGATGCACAATCATTAGCGGGAAAAGAATCCCCATGAGGTATCATTGGTGCTATTGCGGAGACCATCGAACAACCGAAATAAACTCATGACTGGTCTCGAAGAAATGACAGACAAAAACAGAGAAGAGAAAATAGCAAGGCTGCGAGTTCTCTGGAAGTATGCCCCTAAAGAGGAACGGCATGCGATCAACGTCACAGGAATGGCTATGGTCGACGGCAGGGATCCACAGACGGTCTCACGAAGAGCAGCGGCACATGAGCGACGGTTCAGTAAAAATCGTTACGACGTATAGCGGTGCGGGGCAATAATATTCCCCTTCCGTCTCTCGGTTTCTTCGATGAGACAATATTCAAAAGTGCGAACTTTTTCGCCCCAGTCGTTTTTGCCGAATGGGTTAAGCGAGGCTGCGAGCCATGAAACAAACATAGACTGCAGTGGCACGAACATTGTAGTCGGAGCTGTCTGGCATCCCTCGGAAGAAGTGCTGGCACCTTTAGCGTCGTGAATATCGATCGCGTGCTGACCCCAGTGGTCGTAAGTGCCTCCGCCAACCTTGTCTCTCTTGACTAATACGTCAGCGCATTGGCGGAACGCTGGTCTTCCTTTGTGTTTTCCTGCACCGTATAGCCAAACTCCCGTAGCGAGGCTTGCGCGACCCTTATTGGAGCCTGTGCCAGACCCAGCACGATACCCAGTTGGGTCGGTGTTAGCTTGGTAAGTCACTACACCGTGTTGAGGTGAGTAGAGACACCACGCATCGTCCCATTTGTTGCGATCATTTTTACCCTCGACTCCAATACTATCAAGATAGTAGCCGCGAATCGCGAGCCAACAACATTTTGTTATGTCGCAACCGTTAGCAAGGAGAATCGACTTTACTTCGTCGTGGGTAATGCGTGGGGTGGACATAATTATTTTGCGTCAAGGATTGCGACTACGACTTCTGGATCGGCACCATAAGTGCGCGAACCGTCTGGGTTAACCGTTAATGTGCAGCTTGAGTAAGCAAGTGCTAAAATGATTGTAATTAGTAGTTTCATTTGTATATGATTTTCACGTTTGATTTCTTACCATAAAATTTCCAGCCGAAGGCACACACTCCAGCGTAAATGATTCGTGCGTCCCAAGGTGCGCGGGGCGCAATTAAATCGCGTATCCAACAATCAATCTCTTTACGAGTGAACGGCGTATTGGGGCAGCCACCTAGCTGATAACCAAGATCATGCACCAAGCCGCCGATCATGTTCGCGGGAGTATCGTTGTAGCACGTTAAGCCATCCCATTCATAGCCTTCAAAGATAGTCAGTCTGCCGTCGCGGAAGGATGCGATATGGTATAGCCCATCATTCGTCCAAACATCAAACGGCTCGATTATGCGTCCAACCAGATAGGTTTTGTCTGACTCAAGGCGATAAGCCCAGTCGTCGGATAGTCTGCCGTCGTCGGAGTAAACTAATTTATTAGTGCTGGTAATCATCGTCGTCAAAAAAGTTTGAGCAAACCATACAAACCATGACAACAACAAAAATTGCAGTTGCAATAATTTTTACATACAGATGTGAGTCACTCATTAGTCAGTTGCACATTTATGCTTATCCAGTGCTTTGGAAGTTTTAGCTAAGATCATATTATTCTGCGCTACGACACTTTTGGTTGACTCAAGTGCCTCAGTCATAATCCGCATCGACTCAATGCGAGACACAAGATGCGCCTCGTCTTTCACCTCTTGGGTTTTGCGAATCTCCTCAGTCTTAATGTCCTGCTTGGCGTTTCTTTGTGCCATGTAGTAAATACCGATGCACATGCTAACAAATGCACCTAGCGGACCAGTAAGTTTATCGAACCAGTCAGCGGGTGGCATTGCTTGAGCTAGTGTCATAGATATTTTCCCAGATAGTATCATCAAGGAAATAACGCAGATGTCGGTAAATGATTGGTGTGGTGTCATAGAAGTATCAGATAAAGATGCTATCGAACTGCTCTCCAGTGATACCGAGTGCGGTGAGAATCATTGCTCGACCATCAACCAAGAATGGATACTCTGGATGGATTGTCGGTGACGCTTCCCAACGTAGTTTTTCCTCAAGCGGTAACTTACCAAGTAGGGCGTTGAACTCAGTAGCTACTCCGAGATCAATGAGCTTATCCACAAGTTCACGCTTGGTTATTGCGCGTGGCTTCGGTGTTTTAGAAGCAAGAAACTTTAAGTGCATAGCACGTTTCTCTGGTGACATTGCAGCAAGTCGCTTGGCTTCTTGTTCAACACGATGTGCCGCAATCTCACGATCAATGAATTGACGCTGTGTAAGCAATTCACCTCCCACAATGAAGTGAGGAATTTTCTGGTTAGCATTAACAACTGCGGATTGCTCGTCAGTTATTGATGTTGTTTTGTCTGTTGGCGCATCAAGGATGCGTAAGACTCTACCTTTGCTATCTGTGTGTGCATATTTCATAAAATTAAATCGTCGAATACTTCTAGTCCACCATAAAAAGCACCGTAACCAGTAGCCCCTATTGGTACATGTATTTCCGTGACTGTTACCCCACTGAAGGCAGATAATGTTCCTAAGAGTGTTGGTGCTGTATCAGCGAGGCAGTTAATGACAGTGAATCCAGTGCAGTATTCAAACGCATAATCGCCAATGGTCGTAACTGAATCTGGAATCGTTAGAGCACCTGTAAATCCAGTGCAGTTTTCAAACGCATACTCGCCAATGGTCGTAACTCCGTTACCAATCGTTAGATCACCTGTGAATTGATAGCAGTAATAGAATGCATAATCGCCAATGGTCGTAACTGAATCTGGAATCGTTAGATTACCTGTAAATCCAGTGCAGTTTTCAAACGCATGAACACCAATGCTAGTAACTCCGTTACCAATCGTTAGATCACCTGTAAATCCATAGCAGTCGAAGAATGCATAATCGCCAATGGTCGTAACTGAATCTGGAATAGTTAAATCTCCAGTGAATTCAGTGCAGTTTTCAAATGCGTTGTTACCAATATCTGTAACTAAATTTCCAATAGTCAAATCTCCATCAAATCCGCAACCATAAAATGCTGAGGCACCAATACTTGTAACTGAGTCTGGAATAATTAGGTCGCCTGTAAATGCAAACCCATAAAATGCACTAGAGGAAATAGTGGCAACATTGGCTCCAATAGTTAAGGTTCCATTAAAGTTGCATCCATAAAATGAATCAACACCAATATACGTAACTGAGTCTGGAATGATTAAGTTACCTGTGAAATTGCAGTCATAGAATGCGTTGTCACTAATAGCTGTCACCGATGTGCCAATGGTGAGCGTTCCTGCAAAGCTAGTGCAACCGTAGAACGCCGAGTTTGCGATAGTTGTAACTGTATTAGGAATGATTAGGTCGCCTGATATGTTAGTGCAGTATGCAAACGCACCATCGCCAATGCTAGTAACCGATGTGCCGAGGTCGAGTGAAGTTAAGCCAATGCATTGCTGAAATGCGTTAATCCCAA